TGACATTTTAATCTCTTTCTATTCCTATAGTATCGCAGGCTTTGCGAAATATTGATTGACTTGTTTTGAATTGGGCATCAGCGTGGCTGTAGCCTTCGCCTGGTTTTGGTGATGATGCGTGCCAGCTATGACCAATCGATACGCTACCATCATACACTACATTGTAGCCACGATGACGTGCGAAGTAGGAGCACCAAGTCTCCTCATAGTAATGAGGCGTTGGCAGGAAGGCTCCTATTGCATCGGGGTACATCTTTCTATACTCTTCATCGTTTGTTAGGGCATTCCAGACCGATCTTCTAATGAAGTATGCAGACCCGGAAACTGTTACGCAATTAACCCTATCTCTGTACAGATTATCTTCGCGGTCAACTTCATTCCAACCTCTATGTCTTGGTTCCGTATTGGTACCCACTATACCGGCATGTTTGATATTGCCGTATTCGTCTCTTTGTTTTGGGCCAAGGATATGGACATCTGGTTCTTGGTTAAAAATTTGACATATCTTTTTAATGTCTTCGTTGGTAAACCATACGTCTGCATTTAGAATGCCAATGACGTTGTTGGCACCTCTTGCTGCAAGCTTATTAATAGCTGCTGAGTATCCAATATTTTTATTTAAATCTATTCTATCTATTTGATATCTATCGTCATTTTCTTTTAGCCAGTTGACTGTATCATCACTGGAGTCATTATCAGCTATATATAGATTCCAAAACTTATTATCTATACTCATGCCATTGTGTAAATTATCCAATAACCTTTGTAGGAGTGGCCTAGTGTTGTAGTTTACGACACATAAATCTATCATTTATTTCTCTTATCTTCTACTACGGACTTAAATGCGTCTTCTTTATTTAAACCAAGATCTAAATATTTATCATATCTACTAAAAGCTTCTTTTATATTTTCTTTATCAAAGAATTCTATGAAACTACTTTGTGGATTATATTCTTTTGCGTATTCTTTAAAGTATTCTTCTGAAACATTATTAAAGTAATCAATTTTAACTCTTCTTTTTTGATTATATACCAAATAAGAACATGCTGCCACCACTATAATACTAATTCCAATCTTCATCTTCATCTGAAGATCCTCCTATAAATTTGTTTTCGGTCATTGCCTTTATTGCTTCTTCACTTAAATTAAGTACAGACAATTTGTCTTTTTCATCCTTGATTGAAGAGGCTAAGTGTATCAAAGAATTTGCTATTTGCAACATCTCATCTATAGAAGTAATTAAATATGTTTGCCCAGATTCAAGTTTGATATTTACTTTCTTTTTTTCTACTTTTTTCTTAGTCATTTTTCTTTTTAGCTTTCTTAACTTTTACTTCTTCAATTTCTATATCGTCTAATGATACAGGGTAAACACACAAAGAACTTGTGTCTGGTTCAAATGTTGCAAAAAGTATTCTCTTATCATCATTTGTGTAACCCTCCGGTGGAGGTGATTCTACAGCTATTTTTTTTGAAGAACAACCATAGACCTGACTGTGGTTTTTGTATACTACAATATAATTTAATTTAGAGGCTGCCATTATCTATCCTTATAGTCTGTACATTTGCTTTTAATAAAAAAGATTCTACATCTTCCCAATTCTTATAGTCAGAATCATACAGATAGTATACAGTATCTAAGGTGCTGTTGGCTATCAACTTAGCGCAACTAAAACAAGGAGGACCATTTACATATATTTTTTTTGGCCTTGAACTATAATCGGAATGAAGTAAAGCATTTGCTTCTGCGTGGATTGCTATGCAATTATCATATGCTGATCCACTTTTTGAGTTTTCAAGAAAGCGTCTACAGCCACCTTCATTACAGTGTAGAAAACCTCTTGGTCCACCGTTATAACCAAACCCAACTATGTGATTATATTCATCTACCAGCATAGCTGCGTATTGTTTTTTACCACAAGTAGAAAATGTTTTTGAGCTATCGATACACATCTTCATGAACTGTCTATCTTTTTTAGATATTACAGTCATAATATAAGAGAAATTATAAACCCTGCAATGGTTCCCGTAGTCAAAGCCAGTGCGATTGCTGTAAATTTAATACTTTTCTGTTTAGAAGATTGATTTAACATCTGCAAACTTATAGTCCAGTTAATCAAAAAAGAAAATACTATAAACAATAGCATGTTTTTATACATGTATCGAAACCAGTCTATCTATTGATACTGGAAACTTTTCTTTTGTTAGATTGAATACAGCTTTTGCATACTCTTGAATCTCCACTTGAGATTCTTCCCCTAATCTTTGATTTAGGAATAAGGCAACAGACTGAAGACTGCATGACCATCTATATGTAACGTACATGCCATATGCTGGCAGGAATAATCTAGCTTGCTCTGGAGCAATGCCTTGCTCAAGCGCCATGTTATAGATAGATTCACACTTATCAACCAATTGTTTTAGTTCCGTATTTAATATAGAACCAGTCCATGGACCAGCTAACCCAGAAGAACCTTGTTTTTTATTCTCTGCAGCAAGTCTCCATTGTTCTGGTCCAGGTATATAGAATTCTGGATCCATAGTTATGTACCTTCTCGAAGATTCATTCCAGGAATCCATTGTATGATCTGATCCAACTACATATTTCCAATGTTGCCTAGCAACCATAAGTGGAGCTTTAAATTCAAATGTTAGAAATGCGTGACGGAACGGTGACATATGATTTTCTCTTGCTAAAAAATCTATTAGTCTTGCGTCTTGTACAGAAAGCTCATTTGATTCTTTGGCAAAAGATGCTCTTGCGGCGTTGACTACGGATAGGTCACTACCCATAACATCAACTAATCTAACATAACCCTTATCTAAAACAGGTATTGCGTTATTATCGTAATCTTCATTTTCCGTCTTCTGATTCATCGTCATAATCTTCTTCTTCGTCTATGTAGATATAGTATCCTATATCATCTTGATCCAAGTTTACCATATAGTTGTTGAAATCTTTCGTCTTTGCATATAGCATTTCTAAGATTTGTACTACTTCAAGTGGTATTTCAAATGGCTCATCAGAGTCTTCAGTAAGATTAACTATAATTAAATTTATTTCCTGTATAGCTGTAATTAATTCAGACAAAAACAAAGAATAATCTCTTGCGTTATTTAACGAGAGAGCACCAACTATGCCCGGCATAGAGCCTATATTTTGTGGAGAAGTTATCTCTGAAAATATTTTATCAAAATTTTTGTCATCCGACACAGTAAACCAACCTATACTTTTGTATTGTCCTTGATAAATTTAATTTCACAAGAATCAGTTGTACAGTAACTTTCACCAATTGCATCGGCAGCCATACCAGCATATACTCCAGTTAAATCTATCGGGAACAACGATGTCGAAGCTTCCGTATATTCTTCTTCTGTTATTTGAGTATATGGCATTTGGGGATACGTATCGTTACCGCTTGGCAAAAAGGATACTGTCTTAAGCTGTCCATCGTACATATGCAATACAGTTCCGACATGTTCTGCCTCAGTATCTTTATTAAAAGATATTGTTACAGATACAGAGTTGTCTGACCAATAACGTTGTGCAGTTGCAGCTAAAGACATTTTTTCAAAGATTGTAACATCTTTTTCAGCTCTTTCAGCATCGGATTTAATTGGGAAATACACAACAGAAGTTGTATTTGGTGATTCAGAAGCTGGCTCGACTCTATAGTTGGCCATTCTAAATAGTGGTAGCATCGGATCCTCGTTGGAGAATCTGATAGTTCTATTAAAGTATTTGCCACCTGGTGTCCAGTGTACGCCAGGTGATTCACCAGCAAGAATAGATACGGTTCCAGAAGGCTTGACAGTCGTCATCTTAATCGATTCACGAATACCCAACCACTCAGAATAAACATTGTCATATCGCTGAATGGTCTTATATCCCTGATCCATCCATTCACGAAGTGCCGGAACTCCAACACGATCAGCAAAGTTTGCAACACCAGACATTGATGCACCAATGCGACGATTGCGTTGCATGATTGCGTTAGTCTCTTCCCAGTGTGTAGGAAGAAGTGTAACAGTCTTAGCATAAAGGTATGCAAACTTTAGAGTACGCTTATAGTCCTCTAGGCTGTCGTGACGATTGAGATACGTCTCCACCAAGGTGCAACACTCATACGATTCTAGTGACTGCTCAGCGCATGGGTTATAGCCTGCAACTCTGTGATCCTTGTTGTTTGGTGGATCAGCTAGACGTCCATACTTGCGGGACATGTCCATCCAAAGAACACCAGGCTCTCCGTTGAGAGAGATGCCTTCTACTATGGAAGATAAGTCTGCGCCGACTACTGTTTCTACAGAGTTGTTAGACATCCAACCCCAACCTGGGGCAGATGAATCATATGAGTTGCGTTCAGGAAAGCGTTCTGAATTTTTTAAGTTTAAGAAATCTTGATCATCTAAACGGCCAATTAACAACTCAGCTGAACGACGAACGTTTCCAGACACTACACATACTCCAATAACGTTTCCAATGTCTGCTATGTCTATGCGTGTTAACTTGTCGCCTTTGCGTCCAGTAAACATTTTTCTTATATGATCATGAAGCCTCTCTAACGGCTCATGACCAGCAGCTACACCACCAAATGTTTTAATTGGAGTACCGTTTGGGCGAATTAAAGAATAATCAAAGTTATACGTAGGCTGATTCTCTTTGAGGTATGAGTTAAGCAGCAGTGCCATAGACTCAACCCAACCCTCTCTGGTGTCAGGTATTATGTATGATGTTGACTCTTTTGGTTCATAGATAATAAAATCTTTATCTGCACCTTTGTCATCAAAACCTACACCAACACCGAGCATTGATGCTTCCATGAGGAACGCAAACGGTTTTGCTGGGTTAAATTTATTCATTTCCCCAGTAGAAACAAACGCGCAGTTTTGTAGTGCAGCGGAATTCTTTTGTATATTTACAATGTTTGTTCCCATAGCCCAAAGACCACGACCAGGAGGAGTCCACTTAAGGTTGAATAATCTATCAAAAGCTTCTTTCGCACTCGCCTGTGCCCTAGCATCATTCCATGGTAAGCGATTCTTTTTGCAGTGATCTTTCTGCAAAGAGTACATTCCGTTAATGACTCTTTCGCATACGTCAGACCATGTCTCTTTTGTTCCATCTTCTTTTAATCTAGAATAAGTTCGAAGAAAAGTTATCTCTCCAACGGAGTTCCCAGCTGCATCTCTATACCCAAATGGTGCAGACTTAGACCTATATGATTCTATAAAATCATCAGTTAACTTAAATAAGAACATAGAAGATTGCTTAGTGGCAATCGGTGTTAGATCTGGGTTTCCGTTTTCGATTTCTTCTGACATACTATCTCCTTATTTTACTAATGCTAAAGTTTTTACGTACTTAGGGTTTAATTTTTCTATTTCTGTTTTCTTGATCTTTTTTATCTGGTCATAATTATACACGTTATATATTTCTCTTTCGAAGAAATATCCACTTCTCCAGTTAAAAACTTTGTCTATTACATTCTTGTGATTTTGAAATACATTTGATATAACTGCACCACCATATATCCTAACTAGGTTTTGCATTTTCTTAATCACGATGTCTTTATTTCTATCGGTTAAATCACCGTTTTGTTCTGCCTGATTATATAACCAATTAAAGCTTTGTCTAGTTAATGGAGAATAATCAATTGGATCTATGATGCCAATCGATAGTAACTCCTTTTGATTGGTTTGTATATACAAATCTTTCTTAACTATATCTAAAAATAAAGAAAACCAATCTCTTTCCTTGTACTGATTCCAGGTAGGGCACCAAAATAAAATGAGGTGAACTGGATCAGGGATATTTGTTTTCTCCATTGTTGGCAATAACATCGTGCAAGATATTGCCCTCTTTATATCTTCTTTGCTTATGTCAGAATTCTTATTCTTGTTTTCAAGATTCATCCATAGTTTTGAAATGTGTGTTTTCCAATCCGCTTCACCTATATATAGGTTGAGATACTTTTCAGCAACATCTAATGGAAGGGCTTTGTCTCTGATTACCGTATTTAACTGATCTAAAAACATTTATAATCCTCATTAACTCTAGACAAAACTACAAAAACTTATATAAGAGACCCTTTAAAACAGTTATCCCGCCCTGATTGGGGCGGGATAACTATCTTACGCTAAGTAGATGCGTCGGTTTCCGTACTGACAAGTATATCAGCTAGGATTTTCTTATGTTGTGTTTAACTAATTATTTCAAAGTTGCAGCAGACTCTTTGTCTCCAATTTTTGTTGCTGCAAATCCCTTGATAACGCTAAGCCCTGCTGCTGCTGCAGCTGTCGCTGCTGCTTTAGCTTGGTCAACTCCACCAACTGTATAAACAGCAATGAATGTTTGTGCTGCAGTCCAAAGAGCTCTTTCAAGTACATCTTTAATTAATTTTTGATCTGGCATTGTTTTCTCCTATTGTTAAAGGGCGACTGCTGATGGTACACCTTTGTACTCACCAACTTTATTGCGACCGTATTCACTAGCAGTATTAGCTTGTCCATAACCAGCTGGCATTACTTCCGCTGATGCTACACCGTCGAAGATGTAGTTGTTATAGAGGCTGTAAGCTGTTGTGCGCTCTGCGTGACCTAGGTTAGCAAATGCTTCTGCTGAGGTTACACCGTCAAAGATGTAGTTACTGTAGAGACTATAGTCGGTTGTGCGCTTTGCATGACCGCCATCTAGCGCCTTAGCTGTTGTAAGACCCTTGTATTCACTTGGACGGAATCTCATTCCACCAAATGTTGTAGTTCCATCTGCAAATTCTCCAGCTAATGGAGTAGTCCCTGCATAGAGGGTGGAGCCATTGAACAACTGTGATAGCAGAACATTGCCTGGATGGTAGCCGGTTCCAGGAACATGATTATTATCTGGAGCTCCAGTTAAAAGACCTGGTGCAAAAAGAGGGTAGAAAGAGTAGGTTCCAGCTGTACCCTTAAAAGGGTTCACCATGTCAGCGGTTGAACGACCCTTGAGTACTGGCCTTGGGCCAACGTAGTAAGTTGCCATTGTATAGTCTCCTTAAAAGAATAATGTGCTGTTTATAGTAAAATCAAATAGCCACTTATTAACTATTAAAATTAGCTATAATTAACTATTAGATCAGATAGGACTGGAGCTGTTCCATCCCCAAGCTGATTTAGGGTTACTTCTATCCAGACTGAAGACGAACCGGAAACCTCATCAAGTGTATAAACTCCGCTATCCTTATAGATTACCCTATAGCTGAAAGCCGTAGATATTAACTCCTCAGGGACATTATACATCTTTGGTATGACCTCGTCTACAGAATAGATCAATGTTCCTTCTGGGGCGGTAAACTTGATTATTGTTCTTCCAGTTTCCAAAAACCTTTGCGATCTTACATCTAAATCAGATAAGCCATATGTATATACGTATTTACCATTCTCTAAAATATAATTTCTCTGTCTCATGTTTATTCTAATTGCAGTAATTTTTATTGGAGGGAAATAGAAGCCCAGCGGCCCAGCATTAAGGACTACGTCAGAACCGGCTATTGACCATCCACCTGGAGCAACTCTACCTATCGCATCAGATTCGCTATCATATAGTCTATTAAAATTCAAAGGAGTCCATCCATCTGATTCTTCAAGAGATGGCTCTACCTTTGTAGTATATTCAATAGAAAGAATGTCTACCCCAAATAATGGATATGGAGATAAGGACAAGTAGTTTGATGTGTCGGATCCAGAATAGGCATTGGGGATCTTATAGTAGGCAAACATTTGGGCGCCCGATCCCAAAGCTGAGTCGGCTATGATATTTCGTTTCCAGAATTTATCAGACCTATCTAAAAGTGCGTGAAACATTGGACTAGTATCCACTAGTGCACCAGGTGTATCAACACTAACAAAGTCATTCTTTATTTTTGTTTCTAGAAAATCTGGAATTGTTTGTTCTCCTAAGCCGCTAAAAAACTTAAGCTTAGAATAAGAAGAACCATCAACCTTTGGCAGTGTTATTAGATTATACACATGATCAAAACTAAGTGCTTCAGAACTTGAGAGTGCAAACTGTGCGTCACTAACAAAACCAGCTACATCTATTTGAGAATAGCTATATATAGAGAGTTTTTTATAAGGTGAATCAGTATTATATTCAATTGCCTTTACCCTATCTTCTAGATCTGCTATAGCTCTAGAGATAAATAAATGATCTTTTAATACTCTTTCAAAAGCCTGACTCAACTTCTGATCCAATACACCAGATCTATTATAGAGGTGAACTAAATCTTGATAGTTCTGCTCTGCCCTCATGTTAAAGTCAGCACTATCTACAGGACCGTTGTACTGTATTGTTTTATTTTCTGTGTTTAGGTAATCTGACATTTTAATTAATTATCCAGTCTGTTTTTCTAATTTATTAATTTTATAAAATAATCTTGACAAACTTCCGCCAATTGTATCAGTAGTTTCCAGGTAATCTATTGTATCACTTGCACTATAGTCGTACATCGAAATTGAATCAGTAGAAAGGTCATAGACTCTACCATAGTATTCTTCACCAGTTATCTCATCTGAAATAGTTCGGATTTCATGGGTTTCATCTTTTTCCGCTCCTAGAAAAATCTTTACTTTATCAATTATAGCTGTATCAAGAAGTTCTAATTCTAAGTACAGTCTGTTCATATCCATATAAACTTTTTGATTAAAGAGATTTTCCTGACCACTCTTTCTTGGAGATCTATAGAATGATCTAAACCTCTTGACTAATGGTTCTCTAATTATTTTTTTACTATTTGGGTCTAGGTAACTTATCGGCATGTGTGTCTCCTACTTTAGGTATAGTAAACTTTAATATTCACTTGTTGTTGAATTATTATAGGATAATTCATTTGCTGATATATCGGAATAATTTTCCGAATTCTTAAACTTTAATTTAAAATAATCAATAGTTGGAGAGGACAATGGGTTTCTACCCCTAGATATGTCGGCTCTAAATCTTAAGGCAGTTACTGGGTTTGGGTTGTTTGAGTAAAAAAACAGTCTTGAATTATTACTGATATTATCCCTACATAGAACTTCTTTATTGCCGAAAAAATTTTCAATAGTAAACACCTTGTCGTATGATGATCTATTGACTTTAAACTCTATTGGATCTACATAGCCATAGTATTGACTATAAACTAAACCATAATCTAATAATGATTTAGAATCCATTAAACTAATTGAACCGTTTGCACTATCCTTTATATCTATAGCTACCTTAATTGTATTAATTCCCGCTTTGAAGTTCCATTCAATCAACTCTGAAGTTACCCCAGAAGGAACACTTGATGCCCTTCCATTTAGGTAGACTGCAACATCCCAGCTCTTGGAAACGCTATCATTCTTAACCAACAAGTGTCTAATTGTGATGTCATTAGCGCAGAATATTTTAGTTTCCAATAAAACGCTAATTGATTTTAAGTTTGGACCAGAAAAAAATATAGAATTATTAGATATTTCATAAGATGGTATAGAGAATATTTGCCTAACACTTGATTTTCCAGATAAAATATTTCCCCAAGTAGCCAAAGAATCGTTTTCATTATAAATACTATTTTGATAATTTATATAATTACCAGAAACTGAATTTATACCATCTAATAGATAAGAACTAACTGGGTTATCCAATTGATCAAGCTTTGCTATTCTATATATTGTTTGATTTGGATATAGGTCAACTGTTGGATTTTGTTCATTTAAGTTCTTGGAAGTATTTTTTGAAACTAATGGTATTTTCTTCAAAGAGTTTGTAGAGTTTTCTACATCATTTAATATCTTTTTTGATTTTAGAGAAGAGCCAGAAAAATTAACTGTTGTAGAAAAAGAGTTCTGAGTACTTTGTTCTGGAGAAATTGGAATCCAGGAAAAATCAGATATTGATTGAGCGGACTCGTTATCTTCTGCTACAAAGTAATTAACAGAACCATCTTGTGAATTTTCTCCAACATCTACCGATACAGCATCTATTACTAGGTTGCTATTATCATTTGAATTTAATGATATTGGAGCAGATACAAATAACGCTGACTTATCGTAATATTGTCCACTGATAGCTATGTCTCTAATACCATATCTATACCCGTATCTACTAACTCTATTATCTTCTATGACGTCTGGTTCTGTTTTAACAAAAAATATATCTATTGACCCAACATTGCCCGGGTCAAAGCTAAAGGAAAATCTATCATAATCTTTAGTAGATTTTTTATTCAATACCTCCGACACCTTATTGGCATCCGCGTAGTTTACTTTTACATAGATATCAGTTGGGGAAATAGTATTTAGTCTTCCTTCTATCTTTGATAAGATTACATTTCTAGCTATAGGCAAGTTGATCGAAAAACTAACTAAACCTATAGTGTCAAAATAAAATATGTTTTGCCATTCAGTATTTTCTAAGCCATCAAAAACAGATCCAAAAAAAGAATCTTCAGAAAACTTCTTATTTAAATCTATTTGCGTTTTATTAAAACTCAGAGAATATGTTGGTGCGCTTGCTACAATTGAACTAGTGGAGAGTAAATCAAAAATCGAAGACTTTAATGTTGGTAGTGAAACTTTACCGTTAACTGTGTCGACAAAAGCTGAAGTATAATTTAGATCAGATCCATTTGTTGAGGCAAAGTTGTCTGAGTATGCTGCATAGTATCCTTCTGAATTTTGATTAGCGAAAATTAAGTCATCCACTCTATTTTCTAACATCATTCTTTTAGACTTTAAGTTATTTAATCTTTTATTTAATGCTGTTGCTACAGTCATTAAATCATCAGAATTTTCAAATATAGAATCATACAAAACCTCTATATTAAAAAGAGTATGTAGCATTTTTTGATTAAAAATTTCAACTTGACCAAATGCCATCTGTCTAAATACTTGAGCATTTATGTCTAGTGGCTGCCCTGGCTCATACTTGGAAAAGTACTTAGAAAAGAACTCTAATATCTCCTGCTCGTTAGGCTTGTTTCCACCAGCATAAAGACTCTTATATAAGGTGCTTAAGAATTTTTCCTTCTGTATATTGCTTATCGTCATAATTGTTCAACTCTTCCGGCTATTTGATATGAGTAAATAACAGGTGTAGTGTTTTCATATCTTGGTTTTTCTATATCAATTTTCATTCTAATTGACTTTGTATCAGATGGTATGTCTGGAGAGTTGAAATATGAAACTCCTTTTACTTGACCAAAGCTTTCTACATTTTCATTAAATGATAATATTTCAGGAATACCATTAAACGGATCTTCTATCGGAGAAATTTGTATCCATTTTTTCCCATCATCTATTGATATATAATATTTAATGTAGGTTATATTTGAGTTGCCACCCTGAAGGCTAAATGTGGTATCAGAAGATACAGTTAGATTTTTTACATTGTAACCAAATACAAATGGCTTAGATATTAACTGAGCTTTTTGTGCATATACGCTATAGTTAACATCTATGGACCTAAGTCCTATCGTAAATCTTTTAGCTGGATAAATTTCAAAATTTCTTTGAAGCAGAATAGATGATGTTAAATACTTAGGTCCTAAATCTGACTTAATTGTTTCTACTGCTAAATCTTGAAAATTAGAACCAGACCATTCTGCGCTTGATATTTTTGTTTGTATATACTTTTTTGCCATTTCAGCGGCAGTTAAACTTTCGTACTGAAAGGATAAACCAATATCAGATACAGCTGCTATTTCTTGTTGTTTAGCTAAAGTTTGATAACCTATTGCTGGGTTTACATAATAGTATTTTTGTAAAGATGGAGTTGCAGAAGAACCTAATCTCTTAAAGGTTACAACATACCTCTCTACCTTTATGGCTTCTTTATACGTGATATTAATCTTCTTTGTTGCAAGACTAGATTGATCTTTTGAAACATTAGGACGCAGAATGCTTGGAACTAAATCTAGATAATTAAATTGAACATCTTGAAAACCAATGGCGCTAAGTCCGGCTGGATCAAATCTACTATTGGTATTCAATGGAGCAAGAGATCCAGTATTAGAAAATGGCTTCCAATACATATGCTGCATCGTTATATCGGAGTAGTCTGATTGCTCTAACTTAACAGTTATTTCTGATGTAACTATTTCATTAAAATAAATTACGGCTTTATTATAGTAGTAATTTTTTTTAGATTCAATATTTTGAGGAATGAAATTAGAACCTATATAAACCGGAGAATCTAAAAGCTCAACAGTTTGATTTGTTATTTTAGAAATTGCAGTTATAGAAGAAACTTTTAACTCGGAATATGGTGCTCCGACTTTGTCCGAAATAAGGAACTATAGATATAGAATTTGTTTTTCTTGAAGAATCTGTTCTTAATTTTAAGGTTAGCTTAAGTGGTTCTTTAAGAATTTTTTCTGACCAATTTTTATAAACAGTATCTGTTTTTCCATCTGTTGAGATTTTAGAAGAATATGTAAATTCAAAATCTTTTGCTCCATTTTTATTTTTTAGTATTGGGTCTATGTATATTCCCTCATACTCAAAATATGTTAAAGGGTTAGAATCAGTTACGTTCTGCAGGAGTCCCACAGAGTTATTGTCCTGGAAGATGTAACGATAGTTTGAATCTATATTCTCTTTCGCATACACCATATGATTATTCCCAATGAATCCATTAGATTCTTTTTCATCAATTGAAATTGATCTAACACTCCAAGCATTCGTGTCGATAACTGGAAGCGACGCATTCCCGTTTCTAATCGATGCAATGAGGTTCTTGGGTGTTTTTTCTACATCTATAAAATCCATATTCTCAAATGAGTCACCAAAGTAATACAGGTCCTCACTAGGTGCTTCTGAGTAAGCCTGAAGTATTCTTACTTTTGACTTAATCCTATTAGCAAATTGGTTTTCTTTTTCTATTTCAGAATTAAATAAATTATACAAAGATACCAACTGCGCACTCTGATAATCAAGTTGCTTAGCTATTATATTTAAATCATCTGCAACCCCAGAAATAAATGCATTGAACTTTTCGGAAGATGGTGGCTCACCTTTTATTACTTGATTATATTTTGCTATTGGATCAGTCGAGTATTTATTTATCTCAGTTATAAGTATGTGAAATTCTTCTGACATATCTTCATATGAGCTAACTGTATTTTGGGAATACTTCCTTAGAAAGGCTTGTACCTTCTTAATAAGTTGATCATAGAATACTGTATTTGTAGATAGTTGAGCCATTTTTATCCCAATCTTAAAAGATTATTTGCCATATGATCAGAGTTTTTTGTCTTAAACTTAAGTATAACATTGTCTACTGAACCAGATGAAAAATAGTTATTAAAATTATTTCTTATAATTAACCTAAATCTTACTTGACTATTTAAATATTCATATATAACGTTAAAAGGTTGAGTAATAGTTTTATTGAAGATGATATTCTTTCCATTATGGAAGAATAGAACTTCCTGAGTATCATAAAATTCACCCTTTTCAAAACTACCTAATTTATAGTTAGTAAGATTAGTGGCATATGAACCATCAGAAAACTTTACAAGCACTGGATTATAACCGGTGTACTCTATCGTGTTAATAGTACCACCTCTTTGACTGTAGGAAGCCTTTTTTAGCTTATCATAGTTTATATACGGTTGATTAACTAATTTGATACCATTATTTGATGCAGTTCTTTCAAAGAACTCACCATTTTTATCATTAGAATAAGCTGATAAGGTTTGATTGCCGGCCAAAAGTTTAGATATATCTATGTAATTTTGAGTAAAGTTAACATTGTCTGCCGTATAACTAGCAACATAATTATTCTTTGGATCAAAAGAATTTATATAAATTGATCTATTAAACTTGTTTATAGTATATTGACTTTCTGGAATTAATTTTTGATTTGAATATATTTTTATAGATGTATCAATTGGAAAAAATCTTAAAAATGCTGTTTTACTTATTGAATCAAAAAATAAAAATTCAGAATTAATGTCATTGTTATCATAAGAAATAATTGGTATCCAATCATTTTCTGAAGTTGGATTTTCTTTTATTGAAATTGATAATTCATATGAGTTTGCTTCTTTAAGATCAAAATCTGGAAGCGCCTTACTCTCATCAACTTTTTCTAAATTCAACTTAGCCTTAACAGCTAGAGGATTCCCGTCTATCGGAATTTTAGAACTGATGAAGCATGCTTTATTGGTAAAGAGTGAGTTTGTTGCATTTGAGATCTGCCTTGTCTTACCAAACTGTACTCCCTTTAATGAAAAAGAATACATATAATTTTCTACATTTTGATTTTTGCTTCTTAACATATTTGTAGAATAGATGTTTGATCCAGACATAATGGCATCATCTGAAAAGCTTACTAGATTTTTATCTAATGAGTTTGAATTCTTACTTAGAATACTTGGAGAATTTCCGATCTTACCAAGAAATCCACCCCTATTATTTAATCTGCTATCTACAAATAATGAATCATCAAACAACTTAAATCTATCACCTAGTGTTTGCGACACTATATTTTTTACCATTACAGAAAGATGATTACTAGACGACAGGCGATTTTCCTGGTCTAAAGATATTGAATTATTTTTTTCATTTAAAAATGGTTGGGATCCAACTTTGCCAATTGGATATTTATATGTATAGTAATCAGTGTACGCATACGAATTTCTTTTTGCTTCATCTATTGAATTGAATTTTCTAAAATATTCTAGGACTATGTCTTGAAGTTTACTGTGATTATTTTTCTTGCTTTTCCTTATACCATTTAGTAATTCATGAATCAACCTTGAAGATACTTCATCTGAGGTTGGTGAAATAGTATTTTTCTTATACGTGCTTTGATTAAATATAAGCGTTATACTCTTTACTTTATCTAAAGGAAAGTTAATATCTAATACAGAATTTATCTTTACTGGAGATAATAGAATTTTCTTTTTTTCATAACCAGAGCTAGGAACATTAGAATTACTTGAATAGATTCTTTCTGCTATATTTGCTGATTCTACGACTACTTGCATCAGCTGCAGTCCATCATATTCATTAGGATTTATTCTAATTAAATCCATTTCAATTTCTTTTATAAAGTTTATTGTCATTACCGTCTTAGCACCAACTATATAAGAATAGTCATAATCTATATTTTGAGAAAATGATGGTGGGATAGAAGTTAGTATTGTTGGTGATTGAACTGAGACGTTCCACACATTCGACTGCTTCTCGTTAAATAAAGACTCATAATCAGTTATGGAAGAAATGTATTGATTATAGTTTGTTTCATAGTCTACTGACTTTATAAAACCTATGGTATTAACAAAGTCAATACCATTGCCAATTTTAAATTTTGAAACAACTGGATCAACAAAGCCATTTCCACTTTCATCAAAAGCAGCTCCGCCTCTATCCACAAATGGAACCGGAGAAGCATCATAAGTATTTGATTTTAAGAAATCATTAAAATTTTCTATATAAGAGTCATTATAAAGATCATCTTTTCCTGAAATAAAATCATAATTATCTATATAATTTTCTAAAATAGAAATATTTTTTTCTATTTTTGCCACTTGAGATGACATGACTTCTATCATCGAGTTTAAAGATACGCTAATTGAATTAGATGCTGAAAAATATCTATCAAATCTTATTTGTACATCTCTAAAAATATCAACAAAGAATTCAGATTCTATAATTGCCCTAGACCTCATTAAAGTTGGGGCAAAGTCTGCTCCAACAGAAAAATTAGAAAGACTTTTAACTAATTCTGCTACCTGTGCTTTATCGGCTTTAATGCTTTTGATTAAATAGCCAACACTTTGCTGGGAATTGTCAGAAAATGTTTTAATTATACTAGGAAGAAAGTTAATCATTATAATACACCCCAATCATTTCCTTCCATATCTTGAATCTTATATGCTACACCAGCGGTTATGTTCTTACTTATTATACTATACAACTCTGCTTCACTAGTAAAATTATTTAATACTTCTTTTGGAAGTTTTATTATAATGAATCCGCCCTTAGAATATGCCTGTTGATCTGGTGGATAAACATCCCAGAATGAAGATGCTTCCTTGACTTCTTTAAAGACCTTGTTTATATCGAGAGATCCATAAGATTGTACATCTATAGTCTTACCCATAGTAGCCTTTAATCCTCCGCCTTTTAATCTTAAATCTTCAATAGCTAAATCTTTAATATCCACAGAATTCAATACGTGAACCAGTCCTATTTGAAGAGAAAATGGATCGTAATTAACGCTATTATATGGATCAAAAATAGAAGTATTATAAGTAAAATCTATTGGAGAATCATATGAATAGTCACTAACATAATCCCAAACATAGCCAGCTTGACTAGAGCTTCTAACTTCTATTCTTATAGGTTTAATATATATGTGTAGAGGCTTTTCTGCTTCTACTGTATTTTTATTAAGAAATGGATTTAATGGAATAACTCTGCCGTTAATTTGCTTGAGTGGAATACCATTTGATTTAGCAGTGTAGCTTACCCTTATTAGATCTGGGTCACTCGTTATGGGTGTAATGAAATCAACTATTCCAGTCTGAGAATTAATATTTCTTATAAGATTTGAATCTACCGCCGTCCATGGTGAGTCAACTGATTCTCTTGTTTCAAAATCAACCCAATTAACTACTGATCCACATTCCATCTGCGAAGGTTCTACAAAAGTAGCTACAGGAACTTGCATTAACTGATATCTCTTAGATGATAAAACTATTGGTGTTTCATTAATTATGGTAATATATGGCTTACCAGCAATCTGAGACCAGATCACGTTACCCATATTTAAGGTTGAATACGTAGCTCTTAACACTTTACCTGTGTACTTCTCAGCCCAAGAAGTCCAACCATAAGCTGGGTTTATGTATATGTCTTTTGTAAAAGATCCAGATGTTATATACAATGGCCACTGCTGAAGCTTTGAAAGATTTGGTGGAATCGATGATATGCCTATTCTTGATGATGGAACATATTCAACATTGTATATAGGACATGCCATCTTTACGGGTATAGAAGAAGGTATTATTTTACCAGAAGTCTTTGGTCCAAAGAAGTCTAATCCATTTCCAAGATTTCCATCTGCATCTACTGCTAGTGCAGCGATATAAACGTTTTCTGGACCTCTTGAAATATAATCTACATAATAAAGATTCGTACCTAAAAATTCTTTTTTCTTATTATCATAGAACCCATAAATAAAACCACCATCATCTCTAGCATTATTTGTTAATATAAAAGATCCATAATCTGTATTAAATTCTCGATCAGTAGAAAGAGTATTTACAAAAGATTGAAGTTCTATGCCATACGGTTTGCCAACTTTATCTGGGTCTAAACTTGGTTGAGTTAAAAGAACCAAACCATCTAAAACAGAAATTGCTTTTTTTGCTGACTTTATTATTGAACCATCTGTTTTCATTAACCAGTAATTATCTAAAAGTTTCTCGGCGCTTTTGATTACGTTTGAATTTTCATATATAAGAGATGAAGTCTCAAAAACTAATCTATTCGAAGAAATACTTAGATTTAAATCTGAACTATTTACTGGGTTTCCAGTCGCTGAAACAACACTAGTAGCAGCAAAGGTATTTGAATTTATTGATACGGTTTTTGCCTGTGTTAAATTTATTGATATAGATTCATCTTTATACTGAGGTTCTAAATTAGAATCTGAGTAAGGTGTAAATGGTGGACTATATGAAGTGCTACTAAAATTAATTGTGGTATTAGATAAATCTAAAGTTTTTTCCCCAGACCATGTAGGATATGTTATTGATACTGGCGTTGTTGCATACTTAGTAGATTTAACTCCATTTAGATCTATGACTTCAGCCTTATTTGGAGATATACCAGTAACTGATCCAGCTACATTAAACTTTATTTCTACTGGAGCTGTAGTTGTATCTAATCTATAACCACTTTCAACTATTGTTTCAGCATTAAACGTATCTAGAGTGTAACCAATTTCAAATGTAACCTTATTTAAAGAATATCCTTCAGCAAATGAACCATGTTTTCCTCCCAATGAACCACCATTAAACTGGAAAGCAAAGAACATACACTCTGACATAGGCCTATTAACTTCAATCTTAAATGGACTAGTCGTATAGTCTGCAGCGCCCTTGATTTTCTGCTCGCCAGCTCGATCTACTCCAGAGTAAACCACGGCTTGCTTAAGGGCTATTCCTTTATAGTTCGGCGCACCCGCAAATGTTCCAGGATATATAGTTACAGATTTAAGGACTTGACCCTTTAGATCTTGTTGCGTTATTCCATCAAATGGAATTTGATCAAATGGAACCGCAAGAAATATTGAATCTACTAATTTCTTAGGACCAGACTGTCCAGTAAAAGTTATCTTTCTATAATTCCAATCTCTATTAGGAAGCTCATGTAATTCTATTGCATCTGCAGCTGCTACAACATACTTAACAACTCCTGAGTTATTTGCTTGCAATCTAGATATTATTGAACTATATCGGGTTGGATCAGAGTTCTTTATGGATTTCCAAATGTGAATTGCAATTAATGACTTAGTTTCGCTATCAACTGTTCCGGATTCAAACCTAGCGTTAACCGATGCTTGAAAAGCTTTTACTGCATTAAAAGTATTTGTTTCATATTTTCCAGTTAACTGAGGAAGTGCTCCACCAACTAATATTCCAGCTTCTCTCATGCTTATTTGTATGTACTTAATATAATCAGCTAGCATACCTGGTTTACCCGGACCGTATGCTCCGATGATATTACCCTGTTGTATATCTCCGGTATATAAAAAGTTATTAACTGGGTCGGTACTATTTATCCCTTTCCTATAAGCGTCAATTCTATCTGCCCCCGAAAATGCTGCGCCAGTTTCAAAAGTTTTAGTAAGAGCAATATCGTCTGCTTCCCTTTTGGAGCCAGGTGGAAAAACGTCTTCATATCTTGCTTGTCTTGATAGTGTTGCTGTATATTCTGCGGTCATAACTGCTGACCAATTTGCACTAAAGCTTAGCGTTGATTCACTTGACTGATTATAAGAATTAAAGATAGAAAAATTAAACGTATAATTTTTATAACTATTAGACGAAGATATTGAACTAGAAAGTCCATCGTTTATTTCTTTGGTCGATGATCTATATAGTCTTTCTCTTATAACGTAAGGACCAAAGCCACCGGGCACAGTGAATTGAGCTGACGGAGAATCAGTATACGCATAAACTGCCCCAGTAATGCTATCGTTGTTTATCTTAAATAGATTATAAGAAGTTGGTATCTCTGTACCACTTTGTACAACGGCTGCGTAAATACGATCTCCACCTTTTATCGGAGTAGCGTTTGCGATTTCTACGTCATTATTTGTTATCTCTATAAAAAATTCTAAATTACTAGAATCAATTTCTTGCAAAGAGATACTGTGTTGATCAGCTAAAAAGTCATAAATAGATTTTTTGTAAAATTCTAACACTGAAGAATTACTTGGGATTAAATTCCTTGCATATTTTGAGGTTCCAACAGCATTTTGATTGTCTACCTTAATGAGAGAATATACTTCTTTTTTCTCGTCTTCTAGTAAAACGTTCCCATTTAATACATATGAAGATTGCCAATTTGAAACCTGATAGTACATTGACGATCTTAGATCTTTAACCTTAGTTGAAAATATTCTATTTAACAATGCAACCGAACATGCATTGTATAGCATTTTCATTGGACCTTCTATTGCTGCTACAGTAGTAAACGTAGCTTGAGCTATGCTAGTTGGACCATTGTTACTTGTTGCTATATCAAAGATAGAAGATGGTTGGTATATGTCATTGCAATACTTAAGCATCGGTGTGGTTGTGGCCAATAGTGCGCCTTTAGACAGCGAATCAGTGGATGGGATAAATTCTAAACTAACGAATACTGGCTTGCTTCTAGAATTGCTTAATACAACATTATTGGCTGCAATATTTCCAGTAAATTCTTTTACTGTTTTTTTAGTTGTAAGATTAGAAAGATTGCTTCTTCCAAATATTGAATATACATCGTAGTTAACATTGTCTACAGTTAATCTTTCAAAAATACCTGGGTTAATTGGCCAGGCATTAGTTTTATTTTCATTAAGAAAAATATTTTCCTGATTATAAGTCCATGTATCTAGCGGATATTCCTGGGCACTGACCGATAAGGATGGATCTATTGATTGTGCGCCAGTATAATCAATTGCCTGTGTTGTTACAACGGAAAGCTTTGATAAATCTAATACCAGTGTTCCCTGAGTCTGCTCTAGATACTTCTTTAGCTTTAGACCTTGTTCTGTAGTTATTGGAGAACTAGGAGTCCAGGTGACTATGTCGTATAGAGAAAGTTCATCATCAGTAACTTTATCTAAATTTAATAACCAATACGATGCTTGATTTTTTCCGTATTGATTACTCTTTTCCGATAAGGGATTTGCATATTTGTACTTAGATGCATTAAACGGAGACTGCTCTAGTCTCAAAAAAGCGTAAGGGTTTGCTGCGCCAAAATCATTGGATTGTTCCATGCCAGATATCTGTGCCGTTGTTGATAGTACTGCGCAGTTAATTACTTTTTGTTTTATAGAACTTTCTGAATCTATTTCTTCACCATTATTTATAGAGGAAACATCAACGGATCTTTTAACTTTAGTTATTAATCTCCAGTTAAAAGACTCATAAGTTCTATTGTCTGATAAGGCTTTTTTGGGGACAAAGATTTCAAAGCCTTCTGCTCTAGCATTCGTGCTATTGATTAAATTATTTTTTCCTGTAATAGATTTTTTACTATATATTTTTTTTGACCTTGAAGAATTATCTACAACAATTGATTCCTCTGCAACTCTATCAAAAATACTAACAGTGTTAATATTTTCTTTATATTGAGGAACTGTTGAAGATATTGACTCAGTTGAAGATAGTACAACCTTATCATAAACCAATGATAAATCCACTGGAGATGGACTATCAAATAAAACTATTATCTTACAAGGCAAATTGGATCTATTTGAATAGATTGGTAAATCTAATTCCTCAATTAATATTCTATATTTTTTTAAGCCAGTAGATTGATCCACATACTCAAAACCATTTTTATCAATGACCTTAATTGATTTAGGAACACTGGATTCTAGCAAGAAATCATCAAGCCCATCATATCCATAAGAACTTCTTGGTAGGAGTGTGTAGTATCTAGAGACATAAAAAGAATGAACAAATCCGTTCTTCCCTATATCTCCAGTGTAGTATTTCTTATCTAATGCAGGCGTGTTTAAGAATGTATCACTTACGCTGATGTCGTCTGAATCAAATACAGTATAGCCATCTGAGTCCTCTAGTATTCCTAGTTCATTGGCAAAAACTATTTTATTTTTTGCAGATCTATTTGAAGCATTAATATTTGAAGAATATGAATTCTCTGGTATAAAATTGGACAAATCTGTTACTGAAATGTTATTCGCTGGAGTTACTGGCTTTGAATTAAACCAAGCTAAAGCGGTTGAGGAATCATCTAGTGGTAAATTATTTACTTTTCTTATCTTTTTTTGACTACTGTTGTCAATATTTAAATTAAACTTATCCACAATTAATCCTCATAATCCTTTATTAAGTTAGAATAATCTGAAATAACATATGGGGTTGCACCAAAATATCCAGCTTGATACTGGTCGTATCTTGAAATTGGCAGCCATTGTGGCGGCGTCCATCTAGGCGTCGATTCAGTATTGTCTACTATGTTTTCATTATAGTAACTAATTCTAAACGTTGGAGTGGAATATATATTCAACGATTTACTAATATCATGGTTAATTATATCAGGTATCTTTAATCCAGGCACAAAATTGATGTCTACATTATCGTAAGATTCGTACCAGAATAGAACATCGCCAACTGATGTATTCGGAGTCAAGGATGGAGTTGAGCCTAACTCAGAATCGATAGCCATAAACCAATATCCAGGAGTAGCTCTTTCCTGTGAAGGAATTGGACCTATTTCAAATTTTCCATTATTGTCAGTATAAACAATGCCTGAAGTAGTATTCTTATCTGGCTTTAAGGTTGATTGACTATATGGTACTTCGTTTAAAGTTGAGTATAGATATCTAGATTTTCTCCAGTAAATTACACTATTTTCACTTGGTGCATTGTCGGCTGTTAATATTCCAGATATAGTTGTCGATGACACTCCATCGGCATTAATAATGCTTGGGTTTGCCGAAGCTAACAATGCTGCATCTTCGAATCTTGAAGAATATACTGGAATAAACTCAGTGTAGACAGATCCATTAGTTTCACTATCAGGGTGTGCTAATGGATTGGCTGGATATGTCACTCCGCTAATTAGGATTTTAACATTCTTATTCTCAACGATATTTCCACTCTGGTAAACTGCATTCGTAGAAGCAAACCCTTCATCATCTGTGGTTATGATACTGCTATCAAAAGCGAGCTGATGCAGCTCAGAAGAAAGGCTAAAGCTTTGATATGGTTTTGGATTTCCTTCAGTGTCTAAAGAAATTATGCTTATGGTTATATAATCATTTCCATCGTCCAAGATATAACCTGGCGAAACAACTACCTTTATTCTGTCAAAGTCATATGTTGCATTTGATGCAATTACGTAACCTTTGTCTAGAAGTGAACTTGTTTGTCCAAAATTCAGATCAAGAGGTGTTGAATCTTGATATATCGAAGATTCATATGTGATCTCATAGTTCATTGTGGCGTTAGGAGTAGCGTCAAAAACTATCTTTGAATAATATGAAGAACCATCAAGGATATTATCTACATAATACGAATTAACAACCTTATACTTTATATAATAGTCTCTATCCTTCTTAAATTCATATGTAGATTTATCTAACTTAATAAATGAATTATTTGTTGAAAGATTGCTGAATAGAAGCTCTCCAGTGTAACCATCCGTAATAGAAAGATTATAAACATTTTTATAACCAAGATGAAAGCTATTATCAAATTTAGGCTGTAGTACTTCTGTATTATAGAATCCAAAATGCCTTGGAGAAGCCTCATCAGGGAATCCCACCTCAGTATAAATTTCAGGAGTTGCTGAACCAAGCAAAGAGACATTTACCACGACTGGAGCACCCTGCCTAGGAGTATTGTTTAGTGTTACCTCTTTTAATACTCCAGTTTCTACTTCAGTTACCGGCTTAGCGTAGACGTAATACTCATCGTTGTCTAAATGAATCCAACCAGTATTAATTCTGGCATCTAATCTTGCGTCGTAGAGCTTTCCTCTGACTATAAAATTATTAAATACTGTAGTATTTCTTTCTAAATCGTATGATTCAGAAATTGAATTATCTGGATATCTTAAACTCTTTGTGGTGTATTCAGCGTCTTCATAAATGCTAGAAATATCATTAGCATTCAATACATACGTTCTATTTAGAAATGGATTAACTATTTTTTGCTCTGACCAAACTGATACATTTACAGATTCAGGATCTAAAACTTCAATTGTTTCAAAGAAGTATTTAAATTTTTCAGAACCAGATAGACCAAAACCTTCTCTTGTTAATTCTGGCAGTGAAATATAATTAGTATTTTTCCCTGGAACATATTCACCATTTAACGAGTTATAACTTATTACCCCATATTCATCAACGTATCCAGAGATAGGAGAAGCGTGTGTTAGTTCAAAGGGATCCCAATTAACTATCTCAAATGGATAGATTGAGCTATCTTGAGTTGATACCGTAAGTGAATTCGGAGTACTGGTATATGGATAGCTAAGTTGAGTAAAGTAATATGATGCAGTCGCGGCAGATCCGTTTACTGTAGTTGTTCCAATTTTAGCATTAGAGCTAGGTGTTGCAAGATTTGAACTATTAAATCTTATGCTTAAGTTAGGTGAAGATGGAATGAATACTTCTCTGTCAGTTTCTAGATAATAAGAAACACCACCATAGCCAGAGAAAACTGAATTGTCATCAAAGTAATCTAAGTCTACGCTTGTTGGTTTCAAGTTATTAATAAATATCTGTCTTGGCGTTGCTCCTACTGGCATGATTATATTAGAGACAATTCTATTATGATCAATTGAATAACCACTTGGTGGTGTAGCAACATTATTAATTATAATTTCAGACTCTTGAGGAGTTGTATATTTGGTTACTTGAACTGGATTGTATAGTTTTGAAAGAAGTTGCAGTTGCGTACTTTGGGCAAAGTTTGGTGTTGCTGATAATAACGTCGTACTGCTTATTAGATTCGCAGTTCTGTGAGAAAACTTTGCTTCAAAGTCATTAGAGTTTGGCGTTGCATAAGTTGAGCCATTCCATAATCCATTTTTAATAACTATGTTTTCTATTTCAGACACTTCTAATCTAGATGTGTTAATTGAACTTTTTGTATCTTTATATCCAGATAATGTTTGTTTTTCTTTTAGTGAATATTTTGATGAAACATATCCTTCTGTATCAAATATTTCTATAGAATTATATTCCGGGTAAGCTGAGTGAGTTGGACCAAAATTATTCTTTGGATAGAATGTGAGCGGCGCAAAAAATGTTATTGGCGTTGCGTATGATCCGTGCGGGGTAGCGCTAAATTCAAGAGTTAAATTTACAGTAGCTGCTGGATTATTGTATTCGGTAATTTCATAGGAACCGTAATACTCATACTGAAGTTTTACTGGTTCATACTTTAAAGAAGTGCTAACATTTTTTTTGCCCTTAGCAACTATTGAAGTTTCAAAAAACTGAGGAGTTGCATCGTAGTTAGTGACAAATAATCCAGCGTCATTTAAGTCTCCAACTCCTGGTTGATAATATGGTATTGCAATTTCTTCATCATAGTATCTAGAGCGGATTCTATTAACGCCTTCATTATCCTCTCCAGCGTAGTCCCAAATGCTATCTCCAAATCTAAAGTATCCCCAATTTGTAGGGTATCTTACATTTAAATCATCTACTAATTTTTTAAATAGATCAGTTGGATTACCATCTGCAGTAAAATATGGAGTTGAATATTCTATATCTGATATTTCTAAAATTTCAGGTGTTGCACCTGGATAGCTAGAAGACGGAGTAGCGCCAAAAGCTTTCCAAAGATTCAACTCTCTTCTAAGAACTTTTTTAAATGATTCTATATCGGCGCCATTTGGATTTTTAAATACATCTAAAATCCTTTCCTTATAGGAAGCATTCGATTCAAGATGCATTCTAAATAAGCCAACTCTTGCACCCATTTCATCAAACCAGTTGTATCTTAATATTGGTGTTTGAGTTAAGGGAGTTACGACTCCAGTATTTTCGCTCTTTATTGAGAGATCTCCATATGATTTTATTGTTAGAATTTCCCTATTTAAAGGGTTGTGATAGAAAACATCATCAGATGCTTTTAATTTATAGAAATCAACAAGATTATCAATTCTTGCAAGTTCCAAAACTCCATTAGATAATACTTTATTAAAAACATTTGTTACGTTTGTAGAAGAATATAACCAAGCTAACTGATTAACGTCAGCTCTTTCTATAAAAGAGTTAATTCTAAATATATCTATTTCTCTGTCAAAATTATCTAAGTCTTCACCAACAACCGCATTTAAAAATTTGCCAGCCGTTGACTTTGGTACATATAAACTGGGGGTAGCCTGATCTATTGAGTCCTCATATAGGTGCATCCATGAAGGGAATCTGCCTAGTACATTTTTTGTTGAACGTGAAATTACTGGGTTAGAAGGTTCCGATATAGCTACTTCTATTATAAGAAGAAAACTTAAAGATGTTAATACTTCTAATTCTGTATTTACTACTACTTCAAATTTTGCATATCGCTTTACGTCTTTTGATAGAAGTATTGATCCTAAGGCATTAGAAGTGGTAGTTACTGCTAGTAGCCATGGTCCGATTTTGGCTATCTGATTCGTATATATTTAAATCAAAAGTAATTGATTCAATACTGTTTAAAGAACTAGAAAAAGCTCCTTTAAAAGTTCTTATATCAATACGGGAGGTTGTATCTATAAATCTATAGAGATAATCTTCTTCTGAATCAGCTGTAAAAATTGGTGTTGAACTGTTGTCTGCATCAAAAACAAGGCTGTCACCGCTGACTGAGTTTGAATTAAAGATTAGATGGGGACTTACGCCAGGATCAAGATATAGTTCTCCAGCGTCAGTAACTGCATACGCACCTTCTATGGTTGGAGTGGCGCCTTGTATTATGCTAGTTCCAGTATAAGTGTAATCACCTAGTGAATTTAAACCAGTTGCTGACCTAGTGTATGAGAAGTTTTTATAAAACCTATTTGAATAAAGGTCAATTACACTGGAGGTCCACAAATTATTACTCTTAGTGAAGTCTCCAGTGTTAAAGTTTAACAAATAGGTTTTCATTTATTAAATTCCTAAACCGCATCTAGCCAAATGCTGTATTCGCAAGTAACTCCATTCTCAGGGTGAACGAACATCAAATGCTGACACGGTCTGCTCATTGAGGAAAAATACTCTTGAGCATAGGTGTTGTAGCTTTCTGGTGAACCTGAGACCCTGAGCATTGAGCTACCTATGGTCATTTTAAATTGCTGATGATAGTGGCCCATAAATATATCTTCAAAGTGCTCTGGGATTGCGCCATCTTTCCACCCCATTGCCCTCTTATAGTAGCCGTGATATTGTCCTGGTGCAGGCATTTGATCACCATGAATTAGCAAGGAACTGTAGTTACCTATAGTGTCTACAGCATACCAGTGTCTTTCGCCTTTTCCGTCTGGAATATTAAAGGTTATTCTTGGCTCTTGTCTTCCTTCTTTGTAAAAGAATTCCATCGACTTGTAAAGCAGTCTGTCCATATTTGTTTCTGGATCATGCATCTTTCTACCACGTCCGCCTACTGCGCCGTGATTTCCTATCACGCCAGTAACATGTACGTGCTCAAAGTGTTGCAATACAGTGTCAAAGAACTTGCTCAGAATTGCTGGACCGTTAACGCCTACTTGTCTATAGAGTCCAGAATCTATAAGGTGAGCTTGTCCTGGGAATATTTCTTCACCCTCTACGATGTCACCCAATAGCCATACGTGAAGATTCTTAACAGGATGATGCTTCCTTTGTATTTCCGTTATTTCTAGCAGTTTCTGAGTATAAACTTCTATTCTTTCTGCCAAAACTTCAGAGTTATAATCAGGAGTTATCTTACCCAATTGCCAATCCGCAAATACCGCTACTGCTGTTTCAGGAACCCCTGGTAACACCTTAAGTGTTGGGCCTTTAATGGGAGCAGTTTCTATAGATGAAAAAGCATCGAATGCAGCTTGATATACTGCATAAACTGTTTCATCTTTTACGTTCTTATTCTTTTCAGCTATTTTAGCCAAACGTCTATTCTCAGATCTTAAAAAGATAGATTGATCAGCGGCTGTGGCTTCATGACTATCTAAGAAGATTTGAGCGTCTTGCTCTTCTTCGTTCCACACTTCTGTTATTCCAGTTTCTATTATTTCGCAATCATCATGTAGCACTTCGCCAGGAAAGTTATCATATCCTTCTGATACCATTCTTGCATGGGTCATGTTTTTTGCTTTTACTATCTGCTTTCTTATAACAGAGTAAGTTTGTTCAGACATTAATTTACACCTTTTCTACTAGTTTACGCTCCCATTATAACAGAGAATAGGCTAAGCGTACCAGCAGCCATGTAACTTTTATCATCAGATAGTCTATAATCTTTATTGGGTATATTTCTATTGTCTACCTTAATGTTACTAACAGTGACAGACATGATTAACTCTGAAGAAAGCTTCATCTGTCTTTCTATTTCTGATATTGAAACTGAGTCACCAATTGTGAGACTATTTAAATATCTATTTAAGAAAATCTTTGATTGATTTTCTACGCTCCTAGCAATTGCTCCCGTTGTTCCTTCTCTTAGGGTCAAGGTAGCTGAAACATTTACTAGTTTTTTAGTGGCTATTCTAAGATTCATATTGATACCAACTGGTTTAACTGCTTTAATTTTTTCGTAAACCAACTGACTCATTATACTTATTCCAGCTTGAGTTTCTGGTATAACAACTATGTCACATGTTCCAACACCAAGAGAGGCTTCTCTTATTTTTACATCCCTTACACCCTTAACTGACAAGGCTGCAAATCTAACAGACTCTGCAGTGCCTGACGCAGAGCCTCTAATTGCTGAAACTATTCTTCTTCTGTAGTTGTCATCAGATTCTGAGTTTAGGCTGCTATAAACTTCCTTCGGGTTGTTACAGTAAACTACAATACCCGGAGGTGATATAAAATTATGTCTTACCAGGGTGTTTCTAGCTGCAGTTACATTGTTGTCTGCAAATTTTGCCTTAACTGACCCATAGGCTCTTGTATTACCCGTTGTTATAACGATATCTGAATTTAGTTCATACTGATATTGGGTTGAAGAAAATGCTGTCGTATCATTATATACGAGCGTTCCCTTTGGAATGGTTACGGTTGAACTGTGAGTTGTATTTAAATAAAATTCTATATTTCCAGTAACTCTTTCTGGGACTAGTTCAGATGATATCGTTCTACGCTGTACATTATACAAGGTGCCTATCATATCTAGGTTGATTCCTGAAGCTGTTGAAAGATTAGACTGCTCTATACTCACCTTTAAGGAGTTGTAAAGATCGCTAATTTCAGAATGAATTGCTTCCGCAAAAGCTCTGGCTATTGATCCAGGAGAAATAGCGCTAATTCCTGCGTTTTTTTGCAGAGCATTAAGAGTGGCTACCAGCATTTGCTCTTTACTCTTTATATTAACTGATACCACTCTAGGCTCCTAAGTCTTGTGTTATTGACAATATCGTAGGTTCATTTAAATCACCCATTAGGTAAACATCAAACCTAATAGAATCTGCGGAAACCGGTACTGCCTCAATAGTAATTTGTCTGTTTTTAAAAACCCCTTCTCTTTCTAGGGCTGCACGAATTAATCTTTTACCGAAGTCGCCAGTTTGAGGGTTTTGAGGCATTCCGTATAGCATCGACAGTTGAGTCCCTAGTTGAGGGTAGATGAAGAAGTCACCTGGCTCAGTCATTAACCTCATATATACATGCTGTATATCTTTTTCTGACATAGATTGAACTAAGCCCAAATCTCCAGATCCATTTACTACTAAATCACCGCTAAGGCTGATGTAAAAATCAGACATTATTATCTCCTATGCTTTCTTTAAAAATATCTAATGCCTGGTCTATCGAACGCCCATTAGACATTAGGTCTCTTATTCTATTCGTTAAATTAGCCTTTGATATACTCACTGCGTTAAACAATGCAGAGGCGTTCCTATCCCAAAAAGAATCTAATTTAATAATATCTTCTTTTGTAAAATCATTATCTAATGAAGAATTTTCTAACACATCCACCGATACAACATCAGTGTTAGTGGTTTCCCTATAGGCGTAGCTACCGTTAATAGTAACTGCTTGTTGTGAATCTTCTTGGTCTATTAAATCTAAATTCTTTATATAATGATCCATATTTAAAAAAGCTGGATTATAAGATTTATCATTTGCGCTGACAAATGCTGGCTCCGAAAACACAGTTGCCGAATGATTAAATTCCATGGAGTTCCATTTTAAACCATCTTCTTTTGTAAAAAATTTAATATTATCCGCAAAAAGAGAAATGGTTTTTGTTGATCCATTTATAACTATACCTACTCCAGGCGCTGAAAATATTTCTATATCACCAGAATCAGTTAGTCTTATAAAAGATGAATTGTCCGGATGAGTAAGTCCTACTTCTCTTTGGGAAAAGTTTTTTCTCCTACTTAATTCATCTAACTCAGAAGCGGTCTTGCCAGCTACTGATTCGAAAGACTTTTGTGCGTGAATTTTTTCTGACATTTTAAACCATAAACTTTGGTACACCAGTGTCTACACTGTAGTTGGGCATATATCTTCCTACGCTATTTGTATCGTCTATATATGATACTATATGCGGAAATCTTTCATTGGCATCGGCAAAACCGATTATGCATCTTGTACCAGCTGTTGGCGCAACACTTTGTACACCAAGAGTTGATGGGCATGGGACTCCTCTTATTATGTTGCCAACTTGATTTGTCATCCTATCGTCTAAGATAATTACAGCCGTATTATTCATCTTATTGTATGACATAATAGTTCCAGATCTTGTCTTAGATTGCTGAAGCTGATTATTGCTAATGTGTGAATTTAATTTTTCATCAAATTTTGGATACTGTTTCATACTCTATCTCCTTACGCACTCCATGCAGACGATGCTCCAGCATAGGTATACTTACTTCCTGGGAAAATCGTTGAATTTATACTTCTTGGTCTTGGTCTATCAGACCCTTCACTTTCATCATGCTGGTCAACGTACTGACCATTTCCTATCGAGATACCTACGTGGCCATAGCGATCAGTCCCACCTGTCCAAAATACCAAATAACCAACTGGTGGGTTTTTTCCGTTTTCAGTCTCTGGTCCATAAAATGAAGCGCTCGATTCCAAATTAGACAAGTGTTCTCCCGCTGTTAGGAATTGACTAAGACTAGGCGTAGAGACTGTATATGAGCCTTCGTTACCTGCAGCTGTCCACTCATCTGTAAACAGTGCAGTTTGTGCTGGGCCAAACAAGCCTAAAGCAGCTGAAAGAACTCTGGCAAATCTATCGCAACCAAAGTTTCCTTCAAGATCTGAACGATACTTAGTAAGCCATTGAGGAATCTTATTAGTGCTAATCCAGTCTGCAGCTTCTTCAATTTGATACTTAGTAAAAGATGCAGGAGATCCATCTCCTCCGGCACCTTGCGAACTAACTACATTTACCTCATATGTAATGACTCCACTATCTTCTTCGTTTATCAACGAACCATCTTTAGCATGATCGTAGAATACCGTACCGTCCATCCATTGTTCTATGTAATTTATTGTTCTTTTATTATGCTTTTTGAAGTTTGTTCTAACCCAATCTTCTAGCGTTTCTATAGGCTTTCCTGTTGTTAAATATACGTTAACAGCATTTTGAAATTTTGTTCCGAATATAAATCCACAATCAGATCTTGGTGTACCATTTGAATTATCATAATCTCCCCAATGGCGAAAACCACTAGATCCGTCTATCTTATTTACGTTTTTAAAATCTACTCTGCCCCACTTATCCATTAGCATCCAAACTTGATTAATTGGGAACCACAACCTGTCATCGGTAGTAGACTTTGAAGCCTCTTTATTAGTGGTTGTACTATAAATCTCTACTAATTTTTTTGCTACTGCATTAGGATCCCAAGAAGAAGCTTCAGTAGCAGAGTACATTAACCTGTGAGCTTTAACTAATTGCTTTGTTGCAGCAGAACCATCATAGTAAATTGGCACGTCGTTTGATGCGTTGGTCGACCTCTTGATTAAGGAAATCAAATTATACTGAAACATTCCAACTGAAACGTCACCACCCCAACTTGTCTTGTTATCGAAACATTTGCCGTTATAACCTGCTGGACTGGCTCCACTCTCTCTTCCTGCTACAGCGCAAAAAATTGCTGCTGCCTCGTCAGAAAATGGACCTTCTTGAGAGAGCATTATAAATAATTCATATAGTGTTATTGCTGGACCACCATTTTTATAATTTTTATAGGCTTTTTCTTTTGCTGATGCCCCACTTCCTGAATCGTCTACTGGGTTTCCATTTTCATCAAACTTTTGAGCTGAAGCATCGGAGGTTTTCCAGCCACCAGAACCAATGTATTTACCACCTCTTTGTGGGCTAAAGCTAATATGAATATTTTCCGTATGCTCTGGACCAAATTCAAAGTTAACATATTTTAGATTTGGATACTGTGTTTTGATTGCAGTATCAACTTTTTCATAGCCTTCTCCAATTCCCTTATCCTTTGCAACGTCTGGATGGATAACTATAAGATCTGGCATCAGGGGTTGTGGCATTGTATTTAACTTTTGCAAAACTATATCTAAGGCAATTGCGTATCTCTCTTTGCCTCTTATTACTCCATAGTCACCAACTGATCTAATATCAAATGCTCTTCCAAAAACATGATCAGATATAGAGTTTTTATTATTCTTATCAATTCCACTTTCTGGATTTGAATGCCTACTCGTCTTATCGCTTTCTGACAACACCGCTCTATTAAGAGCAAATGTGCCATTTATTTTAACACCTTTATTCACATCTGTCATCATCAATAAGCATTCAATTAGAGAAGCACTAATGTATGCTTTTTTCTTAGGAGCGCTTATCAGTGATGATTCAACAGACTCCTCAGTTGGATTAGATTCATCTGTGTAGTATGAATTTGTTTGCACAAAAGAATAAGAAGATAGAACATTTGGTATGTCAAACTCAAACCCAAGTGTTAAAGCTGGTTCATTGATAGATTGTTTAAGAAGTGTTCCTCTTTCTATGTATATTTGTTTTTCTTCCTCGCTTAATTCTTCATCTGCAGCTATAGCTCTTTCTCCCAAACCTGGAGCGTCACCATCTATTCTATAGGCGGTGCTATTATGAGTGAATAGTGCTCCAGTAGAATCTCCAACTTTAGACTTATCGTTTCCTGGCCATTTTCCATTTGTTGATTCTAATAAAGGATTTAGAACTGACGTTGGCGCAAAACCAGTTCCGACTAAAGATTGAGAGACTACCTTTAGATATGCCTGGTCACCTTTTAATACCTCTAGATCTCCAGGTCCCTGATAATCTGGATTAGCTACTTGGAATGCATCACCAGACTGAATGCCTGTTGCTAATATAGAGTGAAGAGATGACCTAACAAACTTTGACGATGCGTCTGCTAACGCTGCTGGATTTCTGGTTAACGCTCCGTCCAGCCATTATGTCTGTTAGATTTCTAGATGTTAATGTCTGATTTGAATAACTTTCTTTTGAAGCTGAAGTAACTAAGCTAGCCGCTCCATCGGGATTATAACCCTCTGACAACTTTGCTATAAAAGAAGTAGAATCATTGAAGTCATTAAGGTTAAAATTAAAATCAGACATTATTACAATCCACCCTTTTGTTCAACATAGCTTGGCATTGGTATAGATCTATCCAGGCCGCCAGTAGATGCTCTTTCTCTTAATAGATCCACCGTATACACTTGAGCTAAGTTATTTGTCACTAGTTCCCAGTTAAGGGTTGCTGGTACTCCATCATTATAGTACTCATCCCAAGAAATATATGGCCATTCTGAAGCTTTTGAATAAAGAACTTCTAATATTTTAAAGTTAACTAAATCATTAAACAATTTTCTTTCATCATTAGTTATGGTTAATAGTGGGTCAGTTTCTCCAGTAATTTCAAAATGATTTTCCATACCAGAAGTATATATTGAGTTATATATTTCATCAAACTTTTGACCAAATACTGATTCTCCATAAAGATTTTGTTTAAATTTTTCCTTTTTCTGTATAATGCTTAAGCCAAGATTTTGAACAAAGAAAGATCTTATTATAGAAATATTTGTTTCTTTATCCTCATCGAGGATCCTGTAAAATACGGTTCCTAAAGATTTTTCCCTTTCTTGATCTCCATAGTTAACGCCCTTGAAGTAACTATTTGTATTATTAATTCTTGAGCCAGGAGATAAGTCATCTTCCGTATAAATAGAAACTGAAGATTGATCATTTGGAGAAATTCTTATAACGAAAGGCTTATCCCTGAGTCTTTCACTTACAAAGATTGCTGCCCTTCCACCTGGTGAATTAACGTTTATTGCAGTCGTTGGGTCGTCTGGCTTATACCCAGCTTGTATGGAAGTATTTGTGTACGCCTGAAAAGTGCCAAGACTTGAAGCTATTATTCCTTCTAGTCTGACCTTGAAAGGTTGACCAGTTGGATTCATTAAATCTATAACTTCTATTTCGTCACCATCTATAACATTATTTAGTTTACATATTACTTTAAAGTATTGATTTAATCCCGTTTTATCTGGACCAGTTCCAGAATACTTTAACACCTCAGCATTAACTAATGCGTTTTCATAACTCACGTATCTTACTAGGTCGGTTATTTCTTTTTCTTTCCAACCCAAGCTCTTAAGTAAGTCGTCATTTCTAATAAAAGCATTGCCGTCAACGGTTCTAACCTTACTCTTTACTCCTAAAATTCCAGGAAGAAGTCTCTTTGTATGATATCTACCAACAACCATTCCTTGATTTATTGCAAGACTAGCGTCCATAGGTTGACCATTTTTATTTAGATAAGATATATAACAACCATGTTGGTCTAAGACGTTATCTCTTACCCACTTCCAGCCCTTCCAGAATAAATCAGACGCTATTCCAGCACCAATTCCAGCACCGATTGGTCCACCAAGAAGTGCCCCAGCTGTTGCAGTTAAGCCAACTGTAGTTAAATATGTTGCTGCAATTCCAGTTAAGCTCATTCCATTTTCAGAGTTTTGCTTCATCTGATTCTCTATTTGAGATTGAGCGTCTGTTAATCCCTCGGCTGCAAAGTTTGCCATTATGTCAGACATAAGCGCACTTGATCCATGGGTAAATTGCACACCACCCATCATTTGTGATCTTAGCGCTTCTGACATACCATCAACAGAAATGTTTCCACCTGACAAGATTCCAGTACTTCCAGCCTGAACTGAATTAATTAAACTTCTTGTGTCATTTCTTATATTTTGAATTGACATCCAAGAATGAATCCAGCTAGACATAAACCATCTTGCTGGATCATTTACGGTTACAAGAGCGTTGGGTGTTATTGATGTAATGAATCCCATATTTGGAGTAAAATGATGAACAACCTGTTCGACTTCAAAAATTCCATACATTCTTTCATAAACATCAGCGAGGTAAACTAAGTCATGAGGTCTTATATCTGCGCTTCCTATTACAATTAACTCTCCAGAATAAATATCTTTTAGAGATTCCTTAAGATGAGCTAGACCAACTCTTCTTGCCATTAGTTCATCTGGCGCACCTTGAGATAGTTTTATTGCTCCTCTTGCAAATTCTATTGGATGGAATAGCGGTTGAGCAATTCCGAATAAACCTTCACCAACTATGTTGTCAAAGAATAAACCAGTCTCTACAGTTTTTTCAACCTGTCTTTCTGCGGGAATACTTTTATCTAAAGCTACTGTTACTGGATACTTTCCTTCAGATACAGCGGTCACCTGAGTTGCTACGTTAGTTGTAGTCTCTTGTATATTATTAGCTATGATAGTTGAGAATGAACTTATGTAATGTATCTTCTGGAATGGTTCGCGTACTTCAACTACTGGCTCTCCATACTCTCTAGTGAATGGATTGTCAATGGCCCTCAATAATGATCCAGGTCTTCCTAGTGAGTAATAAATAGAATCGTTTAATACTTTATTCATAATGTTTGCTTGTTTAGAGAAGTTGTCTATATTAGACAAACCGTACCCCATTTGAAGCATTGACATTCTAAACATATTCATCAGACCTGATAGACCATCGCTTAACGCTGTAAACAATGGTCCAATATTTTGATCCCAAAAGCTATCGATATTATGAGTTAGCACACCAACTACGTTACCTGCACTATTTCCTTCGCCTTTATTATCTGCTAAAAGTTTCAAGAACTTTCTTTTATTTGATGCATAGTCTTGATTAGGATCAATAAATGCAGCAAAGATTTTGTGAACAGGACTAAAGTCCCACATATCATCACTGGCGTATTGTCTATTTGGTTTTAATACTAACCAAGCTCTTGCATATGCATCTTGCCACATTGCCTGTCTAAACATTCCAACTATCAATAAGAATACTTGTTTTGGCGTAAAGTTATCTTTAATTATGTCATCTACTTTTGGTTGTCCGCCACCAACATCAGCGCCAAGTATTAAGGATAAATTAGATTGAGATTGTAAAAATAATCCTAATTTTTTATATTTTGTTTTTGTTAAAGCATCGAAATACCTAACTAACCCGCCTTCATCAAGCGGTGCATCGACTAAGTTTTTTCTAGCAAATTCAATAGCTTGCTTAACTGTATCTGAACTAACTAATGATCCAGATCCTGATTCAATCTGTCTCTCCATTGAATCAGCTGTACCGTATGGTTTTCCAGTTCTTTGATTTGGATTTGCTATAAAGTCACTTCCGAGCAATAAACTGAATTCATCTACTGCTGTACTATCTGGACCATTAGCACTGAACAATTTAAATATATCTGGATTTGCTTCTGGATTTCGCAATATAGTTATTAGAAAATCTGGAAGTGGAGTTGTATCATCTGGATCCATTCCAAAAGCGTCAAAAAATATTTTCTTTATTGCCACTTGGTTATGGTAATCAAATCTAAATTGATCCCATACATCATTTGCTTGACTAAGAGTTCTTCCATTTCCAGCTATTACATGAGTGGAAGGACTAAACCCTTCATCGAAAAACTCTCTAGCTTTTATAGATTCTGGTGCAGCTGGATCATACACAGGAGCAAAACGTTCTCTTCCCGTTCCGGTATCCTCATCTGGATTGGTAGTTCTAAGCTCACCATCTAGTATCTTATATAGTTTTTCTCTGTCAAGAGCGCTATATTGTTCGTTTAATATGTAGTCAAAATAACTACCTTCTTTACCATCACTACTGGCAAGAATGTTTCCACCTCTAGCCGCTGCTTCTGCAAAATGTCCTTGGTCAAGAAGTGTTATTCCACTTATCGGAATATATTCTTGCCACTGAGTATTTGTAAAAGCTGTTGGTCTTTCATTTAATAGCTCTAATTGTCTTTCGATTGAGTCAGCTGTACCAGATAACCCTAACTTTTGCATGCCTGATTTACTTGCTTCTTCTGCTAAAAGTTTTCCATCACCTTCTGCTGCAAAAGCGCCAAAACCAACAAAGTACGATCCATTAATATCTGATTCACCTTTATAGGCAAACTCATTAGCTGGATTATATATTGTTGTTACAACACCGAGCGGAACACTGTCATCTACAAAAGTAAAATAACAGTCTCTTGGCATTGGTACCGGTGCCAACCCAGCTTGGGTTAGCACTCTAGTTGGTTCTGAAGCTGCGTCATCGCTATTAAAAAATTCTTTTTCATTTTCTGTTAAATGCATTACCCCAAGAAAATATGCCGCGTCTGGAGAAACTACAGCAGCTAAATCTACTTCGGTAAATACATCGTTTTTAAAGTTTATGAAATGATCTTCACTTCTTCCCTTAGCAAAATCTCCAGAAGCGCCGTTGCCAATTATGAGATCAGCCTTATTGGTTCCCCATAGAAAATAAGCTGGTTTACAAACAACTGCTGTTCTAGTTGTTGGACTATAGACTAAAACTTTTCTATTTTTATAGTCTTTTGGTTTACCATAAAATTCAGTTTCATTTCTATCTGAAAAATATTTATCTTTAAATTTCTTAAATATTTCATCATCTTTATCTTCAGTTATTTCATATGGCCATCTCATAGCTATGTAGAATTGCTCATCAAGAGCACTTGCTGGAGATCCCCAATCTCTATAACTAAATGGACTTCCAGAAGTAATCGTTCTTTGATTAATGTACTCATACTCCCAAGAGCCTTCAAGTTTTTCTATTCCCCTAACTTGTTCCAGTAGTGAAGGTAGTGGCATTCTTATCAGTGACTTACTTCCCGATACTCCGCTTGTGCTTAGATCAAATATAAATTTATCATTACCAAATGTATTGATTGGGTTAACCGCAGCAGTAAATGATACTCCTGCAAGATTTATAACAAACTCATCTTCAGAGCCACCTTCACGGTTGTCTGTTAGTGAACCAGAAATAAGGGCTGCTTCTGTACTTATTAGATTTGAATACAATGTGTCGTGACCAAATTTTTCAAAATCTTTATCACCATCATGTATGGTTCCAGTTTTGAGTCTTTCATCACCTTCTCCTGATCTATTGTTGCTCAGTGCATAGAAGGAGTAGTCTAATAAGACTGCTCCAGCAACTCTGTCTGTGAAAAATGGAAAAGAAAACCTAAGTGGCATTTGAGGTATTTCAACATGTAAATTTTTCATTTTTTCTATATCTAACTCAGAAGCATTTTGTCCAGTAGAATCTATTGGTAAGTGAAAACCAACTGTTACATAACCTTTAGTATTTGGTATTTCCGATATGATACTCTTTGTTGCCACTACCTGTTGTCTCTCCATGCTATCTGCACTGCCCGATAAAGTAGTGTTATTGCTATTTCCGTAATATATAGTTCTCTTAGGATCTAAGAAGTTAACTACCTTACCTCTTAGTATTCCAGCAGGTGCATATATATCTGAGTATGATGATTGCTGTCTAACTATTTCGGAAATAGATATTGCTGGACTTTGCGCTTGCCTCATTGCTTCATAATCTGCAGTTGAGTTTGATTGCTTATTAACTTTTGTTAGAAGATCCATTAATTCAGAATCTGGACTTCTATAACTTGGAACTTTTAATCCTAGCTCTACAGCTTTTTTCTCAGAAGGAAAACCAGTAGTGATTGGAACTACTGCTGAAGTGTATAACCAGTGTGGCTTACCATAGAACACCGTTGATCTGTCCTCGAATGGTCTTACGGCAACAATATAGTTTGGAAGTAGTCTTGCGCACATTTGAAAAAGATCCCAAACAGATTTCATATATGTTTGTGCTCTAAATGAAACCTCATCAAAGCCTGGCATGTCGTCGTCAAGATCACTAATCAATCCAAATGTTTTCCAAATGTTTACACCGCCTCTACCAGTTAAGCTTCCAAGTAAAGATGCTCCTCCGCCAACTGCCATAGCTCCACCTATGAACGGAAGTGCGATACCACCCGTACCAATAGCTAACGCGGCTCCTGCTGCTAGTAATCCACCACCAAGTATGTTAGCTGCAGTTCCACCACTAGCTCTTGCTTCCATTCCCTGTGTTAGGTTATCTATTGCAGCTGAAGCGTTTTCGGATCCTGAATCATATCTTTGAAGTAGATTATTCCATGAAGAATCTGTGAGTCTATTTAAATATTCTAATCTTGGATTTGGCATATCTTCAGGTGTTAAGGATGCCGCATTTGACCAACCGTCTCCTAGGTCACCACCAAGGAATTGAGCTACACCAGTTCCATTTCCTGGATAAATATTTCTCTTAAACAACTCTAAATCTGGTTGTGCTGCAAAGTTTGACCACATTGTTCTCATGATTCCAACCATTGGTAGTCTTACATCGATACCAAATGGTGATCCACCAATTCCAGTTCCATTTGAGTTATCACCAAATGGGTTTAAAACACCAGCTACCGTACCAGCTCCACCAGTTATGCCACTACCCTGACCAACTGCCAGATATGCATCTGACGCTGCATTTCTAATGCCAGCGTTCTTATTTCGTTCTTCATCTGTTAAAGGCTCATATAACATCATGCCAAAGTGTTTAATTCCAAATTTATTTTCAGAAAATACAGTTCCTCTTGTTGCATGGGCAAAAGCTTCTCTTGTTCTAGATGTGCCCATTGAAAGAAGTCTGACCATTAAATCTCTTGGTTCCGATAAGTACAACCCAGTATTAAGACCACCATCTATATGACCGCTAGATCCTTTTTTATCAACAGAATTTACTACTGGACTAAGTTCAATAGCGTCAGATTGACATGTGACAGTAACTATTTCTCCCAATTCAACTTCGGTTATTACACCATTAAATATTGTGTGAAGCGAGTTTGGATTTGCACCATAACCAACTCTTAAGTGAACTCTTACACCTGGCTTAAGTCTCATATTTTCTATGTCAACAATGTATTGACTTTCCATATGACCTAATTGATTTCTTGCAAAATTTAAACTTCTATCAATTATTTGTTCAAGACCAGAAGTTAGTGATAACTTATCTACACCAGGTTTATCTTCTGTCTCACCACTTCCGCTAAATATTGTTGTAGCTTCTTTTGTTGAAAGCTTTGCGTACATATTAGAAGCTCTAAATACTAGCGTATCACCTAAGATGTCTTCAGAAGATACTACGGAAAAATCTATTATAGACTGGAGTCCGTAGAAATTGTCAAATAGTTTTGTGCCAGCAAAATTCTTTTCGTCTATTAACCAAAGCATATATGTAGGGAAAGCTCTAATCATTCTTCCCGATATATCCCTATACTGAGTATCTACCATCATTTTTTCCCAGTGATCAGTAACACTCTTTGAGTTACCATTTGACTTCATAGTTTCTGGCTTACCTTCATCTCCAGATGAGTATGAATACTGATATTCAGATAGTGCTTTTGCTCCAGGAACTCCGGTTAAAGATTTTGTCGTTCCGACATCTGGTGTCTGAGTGTCGGTTATTCCCACGTATTGAACTGAACTATCTTTTTTAACAGCAACGTCATCTACAGTTAGATAGAATCTTCCATTTTGCTTATCAATATATCCAAATTGATATCCATCTGCAGTATGGATCATTGATGGAATTTTTGTGTCACCAGGTCCAGATGCTGCTGGAAAAGTGTTTATAATTGCATGCGCGTCTAGTTCATCTGGATCAAAGCTTACGTAAGCGTCTTCTGCAAAACCATCATCTTTTTGATTTCCGGATAACGCAGCTTGTAATTTTGCTCTTGCTTCTTCATTATAGCTTGATAAATCTCCAGCCTTTAATCGACCAGAAGATAGTCTCCAACTAGAATCAGCTAAATCCTTAGTGTCAAATTCACCCTCATCTAAAGAGTCTACATAGTTTAATAAAAATTTATCATGAGGTTGATCAATATCTAATAAAGCTTCTATTATATAAGAAGCTGTAGCTGAAGCCTTTAATCCTAGTGTTCCTCTAGAGTAAGCTTTTAGTTCATCTAATTGATCATTTAATATATATTCTCTAAACTTAGCAACAACCGCAGAGCCCTTATGGGTCATTGATCCATAAGGTGTTACTACTGTTATTTCTTGAGATGGATCAACGTTAAACGTATCAAGTCTAGAGAGCTTACCTTTATTTTCAGTAACGCTACGTATAACGTCCCTGTCAAACATCTCAAAACTTCTAAAATAAAAATCTGGATCAAGAGATCCTACAACTTCGCTATCCTTATTTCTAATCTCCAATGGAAAGTCTGGATACGAATTAAACGATCCCCACAGCTGCTTCATTCTTAAGAATGGATTTTTCTTTGTCCCGAATTCTTCAATCATTTTTCTCTGTTGATCAGAAGATAGTTGTTCACGCTTTTGTTGGAATATATCAAAGTCTACTAATCTTAAAGAAACATCATAGACATGTGGAAAGTTTGGAATAGTTGAAACATTAAATGAAAGAGGAAGAACGTACTTAACCCCAGCTAAAGCTGTTATTATATTCTTAATGCCTAAAAAGCCCATAACGCCAGCAGCGTGTTCAAGTCTAGCTAATCCATTAATATGATCAAATATTTTTCTTAATTTTATTAATTCTTTTTCACCAAATACTTTCATAGAAATATTTATATAACTATCTCCACCACCAATGTGTTGATAAGTTGGCTCATCTTGCATTTGTACCTGTAGGGGAATTATATTATTACTCATTGAGATAGAGACGTCAGTAACAATTGCGTTAGCTGGATCTATGTCAACCCTTATCATCGGCACTTCCCACTCTCTTATGTGAAAACTCCCGTTTCTTTCTCTAGCTGCCTCCATCAAATCTCTAATTGGTCCAGCCTTAAAGAATCTTTCATACACCATAGAACTATACCCTGCGGCAAACTGATCTCTGATTATTAATCTTTCATTTTCTTTCCATTTGGTATCGTTAGTTTTTCCTGCATTTATTGCTCTTTTTTGTAAATACTCATCAACCATAAAATCAAGATATGATTTTGTAGTTAGAGCTTGAGATTTAAAGAAAGATTTTATTTGAGATAGTGTTTCATCTTTAAAAACAATTGCTCCAAAAACATATCTTTCCGTATCTTCATACGCATTTTCTGTTCTATTAAAATCTCTTAAGTAATCTTTTCTATCAGAGTCAAGCTGTGGATTCTGAAATATAAAACTTGTTATAATAAAATTATAAGCCTTTTTTTGAAAATCTGTTGTATTTCTTCCCGCAGTTAATATGTCAATACTTTGTAAGATTTTTTGGTTAACAGTATACTCAACTACATTTCCCGTTGAGGTCGTTATAACTGAATCTAATGTTCTGTGATATTCAGCTGATTCATTAATGTCAATACCAAAATTAGCCAACATTTGATTCCAGAAACTTCTACCTGTATCAGTCAAACCTTTTTCTTCATCAGATCTAAATCCAGATATATCTGGAGTAAATATTTTAGTTTGAGTTTCAGCTGGCATATAAAATGATAAATTGCTACCATTCGTCCATTCTCTAATTACGTTAGTGGTAAACACTTCGTTCTTATACCCAAGGAGAGCGTCGTTAACGATCTTGGAAGGAGATATGCCAGCTTGGGCTGAGAGCCTATCAGAGGCCGCCTGCATGCCTCTTAGGTCGTCCTGAGTGACGTCTCCATCCCTATCGGTGTCAAGCATTGCTTCCCCAACTGAGATCATTGCGTCTCTCGTTGCATTAATAAGACCCTCTCTGCCAAACATTAAAAATTCTTCATTTATATAATTATGAAGAGCTCCAGCTGCCTTGCCCATATACTGCCTAAACTTACCCCAATGTATTGCTTGATTAAAGTCATTAAGCATTGGTAGGAATGGCTTGTGATTAAAGTTGTACAGATTCAATGTAACGACTAGCGCAAAAGGATAACTTGGTATTGTGGAAATCGACATGCCGTGTAGTGCAACGCCTGTTATTCCGTATACAGAATTTAAATAATGATTTCTAATCGGAAGGAATGGGGCATACTTGAATGCAGCAACTAAGCCTCTTAATGAGGAAAGGAACTTATCTATCTTTTCTTCATTGTCGCCATTGCCACTGAAGTCTATTGTGAAGTTATCTTTAAGAGTAATTTTTGAGGCGTCCTCAATTGAAATACCCCATATCTCTTCATAGTTGGGAAAGAATAATTGCATACTAATAGTTGTATGCTTGTATCCGGAGTTAAACTTTGGACTGTTTTTTTGTCTTAGCGCGCCTTCTCCTAAGCTACTTGTTTTGAACTGCGTCTGAACATCTATGCCAATTGGTGGAACATAAAAATTAGATGCGCCTAATCTAAGATGAAATATATCTGGAGAAGATGGTGGAATATTTTGCCTAAATGGAAATTCTGAAATTGCTTTTTCTATTCTTTGACCAGTATTAATTAAGTCCCACGCGCCAGTAAAGATATTCTCACCATTGACTTGGCCAAGAGAAGCCATCAAATCATTTAATACTGCTTGACCATCATTAAGCGGGTCTTCTGATCCGCCACCTTTTCCATCATTTGAATAGTCAGCTGTTGATGCTAGTGCGGCGAAGAAAAAGTTAACTAGTTCTGGGAAGTATCTATAAATAGTGGCTAGTGTTACGGGGTCTCTAGAAAGTCTTTGTAGGACAACAGTAAGCTGTTGAAGCCAACCAGTATCTCTTACTCCATCTAATACATTTGCTGCACCGGCGCTACCGCTAACTCTTTCAAGAGTAGACAATCTGGATCTACCATATGCCTGCATTGCGTCGATATAACTTAATAAATCAAAAAGACCTGACGCTTCAATCTTGTCAAATAAAGATTTTTGATAAGTGTCATTCAATTTAATTATATCCATAGTTGGGGATGCAACTGCTATGAATTGATTAACGTAATTATCTTGAAAAGCTCTATCGTAAACAAAACTTGGATTATTTTTTCTTACTAAATTTTCATAATACTGACTAATTGACGAATAAGAATTATCCGAATGATCAAAACCAATTATAGCCGCTCCACGAGATATAAATTCTTCTAAAACCGCTGCTCTTTCTATTGATGGACCAAGTAAATCTTCTTCAACGGCTGGAGGCTCTTGAACATCTTCTGGTGTTTGCGGTGTGTCTTCTGGATTATCGCTACCTATATTAAAATCTTTTACTCTTTGTGCAATAAAACTAGCCATTATTGTAGCTGACTCTATAGCACTCCAACATGAGCCGCTCTTACCAATACCTACATACCATGCCTCAAATGCTTTTGCGTAAGCTATATCTGTTAGATCGATATTTTTAGTTGGTATTTTTTCATCAAACTTCTTTAGGATCTCTTTGACTATATAATCTACTGGATTTTCGCCAGTTCTTGTATCCTGTCGTTTAAGTGCCCTAATTGCTGCATTGCGCCAAGCAATATCGCTAAAATCAGGTGGAGCAATTTTGATACCCCATGGTATTCTTTTACCAGCCCACACACCTACTGTGCCTTCAAAACCAGGTAGAACTGTTTGCAGTTTAGCTAGTGCTGCATTTTCAAGTGCGTTTGAATTTGCGTTTAATGTTATCTGTTGGATTTCAAGAACGTAATCGTCTACTTGCTGCTTGGTAGTAAACTGTTCTTTTATATAATAGAATGCTTCTTGATTTATCGTCATAGATACTACCTAAAACATTCTTTCAATATGGTTCATTTTATTTAGTCTATCTCCAGAAGAGTTTTGTTTTAAAGAACTTGAATAGTTATCTATTATAGCAGAGTTATTCATATTATTTGAAATAGGAGTAAATGTTGGGGTGTCTCCTAATATCGATGATGTCTTTTGTCTATACCTAGCTTGTTGATTAGCTGGATCATCATAGCCAGCTCCATTAGCTTGTACATAAGCTGGAGATGAATTCATGTAACCTTCATATGAGCCTCTCATTGGATCTGATGGCACTTGCGATTCTGGAGAATATCCATGCATGTTTGCTTGATTTGATCCACTACTTTTTTTAGTTGCTCCGAAATGCAATTGCTCCTGCGGCAACTGCAACTCCTACGGCTGCCATATTCTTGGGTTTAGAAATTATTTTTTTACCTATATTTAAAATACCATTAGATGCTTTTGTAGCAGCTGCAGTTACCGCTGTTACGCTGCCGCCAGCAACTACAGCTTCCGCTACAGCACCTGCGGGAGCTGCTGAACGCGTTGAAGCTGCTGCCGTTACAGTAGAAGCTAAGTTATCTGCTTCCATGGTAGCTGCTGCAGATGCAGCGGCAGCAGTATCTGAGGCTCCTGCTATAATTACTTCTGATTGAGCTGCGGCTTCATCTATTTTTGATCTTAAATATGGAGCTCTTTTACCTGATCCAGGAACATAATCTGGATCATACGCTGGAGCATCAGGAAGCATTGAAATATCTTCTCCGCGTTTAGCGAGTTCTGTATCTATGTGCCCTATCGTGCCCCTATCCACATTGTGCATTGCGCCAGTACCGGTAGAACTTGGGTGGACATTAGAATATTCTGGATCTAGTAATTTATCATATACTTTAGCTCTTCTATCAACCAGTTCTTCAACTGACATTGCTGAAGGAACCTTATTTACAGATCTTCCATTAACCATTTGTTGTGGCAGGAAATCAGCTTTGTCTGGTTGAATCAATGGCTTTTTAGTTGCTGCTGCTGCTGCTCTGGCATTAGCATTTGCTACTGTGGCAGAACCGGTTGGTAAGCCCGAAGCTCTTGACCTCATCATTTGTATTTGTTCTTTTTTAAGAACTGTTTCAATTTCTTCAATAGTAGCAGAACCAGATGGGCTATATTTAGGATTGGCTTTTAAATCTTGAAAAGTCTCACCATTAACCACCACATTGCGATTATCTTTAGCTTCATTTAATATTGCTTGATGTGCATAATTAGTATTAGTATTTAATATACTTTCTAATTCATTAATTGCATTAGGTATTTCAACCTCGTGCGAAAGATCGGTTAATGCTTTTCTTCCGATTGAAATCGGATCATTTATGTAGGCATCGGGGAAACCACCTCCGCAGAGAAATGCTGTCCGGAGATAAAATTCCACCTTCTGATTTTATTCTACCAACATGATCTAAATACTTTGCATAAAGATCATCTGGATTTTCTGCTAAGGATTTTAATTTATTTGCTTTTTGGTGTGCTGCATAATCAGAATCAAACATAGCGTTAGCTCTGGCTTGAGATTCAGCTTGAAAGACTTCCTCTGGAGAAGAACCTGATTTCAGTCTAGGTATAGTGCTTCCTTTTTCGGATACAATATCTATACTATTTATATCAGTGTTAACTGGATTAATTGTACTACCGGCCTTAAATGACCCACCAATTTCTGGTAAATACTCAACAGAACCAGAAGAATGATAGATATCAGATACTGGATGACCAGTATGAACTCTTGAGAAATCAGAATCAAATTCAACTAAACTGTGTCCAATTTTAGGTGTGGCATATGCTTCGCCTGAGGAGATTCCTGAATCCACCATACCTCTATTGAGGGTGCTATTCTGATATTTATTATCACCATTAGTGAAAATAGCTTCGTCTAAAAAGGAAGACTTTTTTGAATCAAGATGTGAACCTTTTACAGATCTATCATCTCCCCACCCTGCACCGTGCCTTCCGAATCTAGCAATGCCTCCATTTTCATGGAGAAAATATGTAGATCCTGGATCTACTCTTCCGCCAAAACTACTTTTACCTAATTTAGCTGCAGTACTAAGACCAGCATTTTCTGTTGTTCTAAAAATAGTTTTTATTTTTCCTTCAGCAAAAGCTTGCGCAATATCTTCAGGCATACCTTCTTCAATTGAAGGAACTAGTTTTTTAGCTAGTTCTAGCATATTTGGATTCACATCTGACATAAAATTAATTTATCCTTTAATATAAAACTAAAAAGAACCCGCTATATCGTTGTAGGGATCGCGTCCTAGAGAAGGTAGGCTGTTATGCATAGTACCTCTAACCTGTCCATTTGTTACTAATCCGAGCTCTATTCATCAATTCTTCCATCTGCGCTTGATCACCGTTAACCGATATGTTATAAGACATTCCTTGATTCCCAGAAGCTATTGGAGCATCAGGTATTTGCATTTGTTGAGTTGGAATTCTCTCATATGGATTTCCACCAGGTAACAATGGAGGTCCAGACATTGCTTCTTGTGTTCTTTCTTTTTTATTGATTGAACCAAAGACTGCTAGTCCAGTAGCAAGTGCAGCTACACCAGCTATCTTTCCTTTATTTCTTAAAGCCCCTTGGTACATCTCTCTCATTTGCGGCGACTTAATGAAGTCCTGTATTCTTGTGTACTTTCCAGAAGCTAGTGGAACAGTTTCAGCAAATGATTCAGATGCTGCCCTGGCAGCTCTAGTTTCGTTATCTTCATTTTCACGGATGAATCTTTTCATCATACTTTCTATTGATTCACTTATTGTTCCCATTGAATCTTCAGTGGCTTCTTTTGTTATACGAGGAGTGATTACACCCTCTGCCGTTACTGCACCGCCGTCTTCAGCAAATCTTTTAAACTGTTGATAGACCTCGTCTTTTTGATTTTCTAGTGCAGTATATCTTTGTCTGATTAAACCAATTGTTCTTTGTCTATTTGAGATTCTTGCTGCGATTACTTTCTCATCATTTATACCTTCTGCAACAGCAGCGTTTCTAGTCCTTTCAGCGATCATATTTTCTGTTCTTATAGGATCTTCATTAAAGGAAAGAAAGTCTTCTAAGAGATCCATCTTTATTGATGATCCGCTCATACCATCTAAGACTTGCTGTACCTCTTCTGCATTAACTAATTTTGGTATTGATCCTAAAATTCCTGTTTCAGCATTTGTTGCTGAGCCTATATCTGTTTTAAATAGATTAGATAAAAAGTCTTTATCCATTAAGTTTTTTGGAACCAATAGATTTGGATCAGCGCTCATGCCGTTCGATAGCGCGTTTACTTGAAAGTGCTTCTATTAAAGCAACCATATCATTTGTTTGTTGCGCCGCAAATCCTTTAGTTAATCTTAATTCATTATTAGTTCTAACGTAAGAAGCTAAATTTTGAACAGAAAATTTTTCCATTCCGGGTATAGCGATTTCGATTGGTTCAGCTGATTTAAGAACCGCTTCAAGCATTCCGCCCATAGTGGTTTGAACTTGTTGAATTATGGTAGCATTGCGGACACGATTTGCATTTTTCATTCGTTCTATTTCAAATAGAAGTCTGTCCATTACATCTTCTACGCTAGGTGCTTTACTTCCTGGGCCAACATTTTGAAGTTCTTGAGTGTAATCTGTAAAAAATTTTTGAACAGCATTTCTAGTTTCCAATTGAGCTGAGTCTCTTGAGGCTGTAAGACTTCCTGTAACTATATCCTTAAGATTTTTATACGCTTGTTCTGAAGGAAAATCTTTCAATCTATCTAATTCTCCTCTATCTACAATACCCTGACTCATTAAAGATTTTGCTAAAGATGTTCTTGGATTAAGTGTTGATCTATTAAATTTTGGAGTTCTTTCAACTTGTTCTAAAATATTATTTTGTATTATCAAATCTTCTATTGATTTTCCATAATTTCCAGTTACATCTTGCAGGCTTGTTGTAATTTCACCAGTTAATCGCTTCATTGTTGCATCCAACTCTGGCGTAACAAATGCGAGATCAAGTCCTTTTATTGGAGCATACGGGTTAAATGATTTTTGTTTCATTCTATTTTGAAACTTGAGTATGTCTTCATTAACATTTTCCATAATTGTAAGTGGATCTTTTATTCCATAATTTTTCATTCCTTCTTCATCTAGTTGAAAAATTTCTAAAAGATTAAATTTAGCTTCTTCTCCTGAAACTAGTCTACCGGCAATATCATCTCCAGCTCTTGCAATATTATTTATTTTAGATATCACACTATTTTCTGGCAAAGAAACGTTAAGTATTTCTGTTACTCTTTCGGCGCCTTCAACAATAGAATTTATAACCGTGTTGATATCTCCATTCCTTGCGTCATCTATAATTGTAGATAATTTTAAGTCTGAAGAAAATTGATCAAAACCAACCATTCCTATTCCGTCAAACTTTATATCAGGATACAACTCTTGTAGTACTCTTATCATGCCCATCTGTTGTGCGGTGTTTTTAACTAAGGCATTACCGACATTGTCCGACGCTAGGTTTACTACGCCTATTAGTTCTTTGCTGAGTTCATCATTCCTAGCAAGTATTTTGCTCATTACTTCTTCAGCTGAACCAATAAATTCTCCAGAGTCATCGACTAATCCGGCTCTCTTTGCTAAGGGAAGAAGTTTATTATTTTCTTCATCTGCTGACAACAAAGAATATAATGCGTTGCCCAAACTTGCTTGAGCTATCTCATCAGAAAAACCAGCTCCTCTAGTGAGGTTGAACGCCATTAATAAATCACTATTTGATGCAGATAAATTTACTTTCATCTTTGCGCCTACACCTGCGTCAATTGCGCCTTCTGGGTTAAAGACAAGGGATGTAGCTGCTTGAATTCTTGTAGCTAATTCTTCTAACTCCACACTTCCATTTGGTCCTTTCGCATACTCTAATATTCTTCCAATGGCTGCAAGTCTTTGCTCTTCTGAAGAAACTGCCCAACCAAGCCTATTGACATACTTGCCTAATTCACCCCTAGGGGCTGACATTGAAGCAACGTTAGCTCTTTGGAACATTGCGTCCAGGGCGGTTTTAACTCCGTATTACTACTTCTTCCATGTTTCTTTCACTAGCTAATCCAAATAAACCGCCTGATGATCTAATGGCAAAATCCATATCTGTTACTGCGCTACCAGCTGCTTGCCTAGCTGCTTGATAAGAACCAGCGCCTGCGAAGTCATCAAACATAGTTTGAATTTTACTTACAAAAATTGGATCACTTGTAGGAGTAGCTGAAGATTTCATAATCTGAGTTAAGTTACTTTGTCTATAGCTTGCTATAAGTCCGTTGTTTCCAGATTTTAGTATTTCATCTGGATTCAACTTTAACATCGTTCCAGCTTCAGTTGAAGCTACTTTTTTAAGTATAGACTGTGATGTTGCTCCAATGTTTAAGAACTTATGTTTTACTGCACTAACTCCACCTTCACCAGCACCCATGTACTGCCTTGCAAAGTCGTCTACGTTAACGCCCACTTCTCCATCAAATAAGTTAACTATTTTTCCTGTTTCTCCCTCTCCATTTAAATCAACTAACTTAAATATTGCTCTTTGTAAATCTTCTTGAGTTATATCTCCAGCTGATTTTTTAAATTGTTGTGCTATAGGCTTTTGTCCGTGAGCTAAAGAATTAAGATATTTAAATATTTTATCTTCTTTGCTTAAACTTTCCATAGCTTCAGCTGAAGCTTGATTTTTTAAATCACCTGAAAGACCAAGAACGAATCCAGTTCTATCATTTATCATTTCGGATACCGCATTGGAGACATTTCTAAACCTTTGGCCCATCTGAGTTTCATCTCCGAACATTCTCATTATGGTATCTTCATCTAGATGTGGCGCTAGTAATGCAAACTCCTGAGGACCAGTTGGTTGACGCCAAGCAAATGATACAAGTTGTCTTACACCTTGAGAATTTTTAACTGATTGCAAATTAGTTATCCACTTGTCATCTAAGTCGAATCCACCACCAGCTTCGTATAAACCTAGACTCGAAGCTGCGACATCTGGTATTAGCATTTTGTGTCCCACGTGTCTAAATTTAAACAAAGATAAATTAATATTTTCAGCTGTTCCTAATGATTCATCTCCAATTTTAGATGTGAACCTATTAAATGTTGTATCATCGGTAACGCCAAGAATTTTTTTCTTACCACGTCTCGATACTGCTCCTTCGGTATCTATAGCCTGTCTTTGCGCATAAGGCATTGCGAAGTTATATATTTCAACATCCACATTGTTTTGACCTGGTCTAAATGCCCTATATGTTTTACCCTTTCTAAATGCTTCTCTTTGAGCTTGTTTTAATAGCTCGTTAGCAAGCTCTGGTATTTCATTAACCTTTACGGTACCAGAAGATAAATGTTGTTGTAAATTTCTTGCAGTAGTTCTAATGTCAAGTGCGTTTTGTTTGCTTCCAAATCTTTCAACTACAGTCTGTGGATCCATGCCCTCTACATCTAGAGCTGCGTCTGAAATGATAGATCTTCTCATTCTTTCACTAACTATTCCGTCAGAAATATTTTTTATTTCCGCCTTAAGGACTTCAGCTGATTCACCAACTTGTCTTTGAAAATCCTGACCATATTGCTCTCTATGAAATATCATAGCTTGTGGTTCACTGTAAACCATGTCTCTGCCATGCCCAGTACTTATATTCATTGTGATTTGTTGACCAACGTTTTGACCCAATTCTTCACTTCCAGGAGCTGCTAATCTAGCAAAACTAATTTCTTTTTTAAGGAGTTCAGTTGAGCCAGCACCTATGTAACCTAGTCTACCCAAACGTTGTTCTATTTTTCCTTGTATTAAGTCAAATACAGATTTACCCTGACCTCTCCCTATGAACATTCTAGCTGTGTCATGTTCAAATTCTCTTAAAAGTAATTCTCCTCCGTCTAAAAATTCATCGGCATTTGTCGCAACTCTATTTAGTTCAGCTGTAAAATTACTAATTTTTCCAGTAAGTATTGCGACTTCATCACTTCCTTCAGAATATGTTTTTGCATTTAATATTGCTCTGGCTTCTTCTATCGAAGACTTTAATTCTACAGCATGCTGTCTCATTGGTATACCTGTGATGAAACCGGAACCATCATCTATCTTTTTCATTTCACTTAGGGCATTTACATATGTTTGATATTTACCCTTAAGTTCTGCGGGGACGCCCTCTTTACCGGATATTTTTTCTATTCTTGATATAATATCATCAAGTGATATTTTTTGATTTTTTTTATCTGCAATAGTTTCTCTAAATTGAGATTGTATTATATTTGCAAATTCATTAAATTCTTCATCCCCATCTAATCCTGAAAGTTCTAGTGCTGAACGAAAATATTGTTGAGCTGATTGAGATGTTTCTCCCTCCATTGCAATTCGTGTTCCAAGCCTCTCTCTTATCACTCCTAACCTGCCCTCTCTAGTGAGAGATGTATTTCCCAACAAGGTATTAGTATAAGTTTCTTCTAAGCCAAAAGCTTTTAAAGTTGTTTCTAATGCTGGATCGTAAAATAAATATGAATCTTCAAGAGTTTTTGGAGCTATATCCTTAAACCTACTAGCTACTTTTGTTGATAAATGGTCAACCATTTTATCAATTCCGGTTTCATCGATAACCATATTTCTTGGTACTAAGCTTTGCCATTGTCTTTTTTGAGACTTCCCAAGTTGACCACCTAATATTTGTTCTACATTTTTTCCAAAATTCATAGATCCATCAGGATTTAATGGGTTTATAAGTTTTGCTAATCTATCTACGTTAAAGAATTGAGCGTCTACCGTATTCATTAATAATTGAGTTTCTTCTCCGGTTAAGAATTTGTAACCTTCATCAGTTTGATATCTTAACCTAAGTAATATTGCAGATCCATCTCTAGAAGCTAAATATCCAGGAGCAGCAAGTTCCCCTGATGATACCTTGCCAGCTATATTAATGCGATCTCCTACTAATTCTGGATAACTTAATTCATCGTGATAGAGTAATGACATAGCACCAAGTGTTTCTTCTGAAGTTTTAGAATATCCAACTCTTACTAATTCAATATTTTTTCCTTCAAGATCACTAAGTATTTTATTCCTAGATCTAAATGCTTTTGCTTCTGGGTTGTCTAATCTTAGATATTCATTAATATTAGATGTTAAGTTAGAAAGAGGACCATAGCCAGATGGATCGGGAGATAAAATTCCTCTTGCTCCAGTAAATACATTTACTTCAGAAATGCCGTATAAACTAGTTGCCTCTATTGCTTCCTCTAAAGTATCATAGGCCTTTCCGGTTATAGTGTTAACCAACTCGTTAGTAGTTTTATCAAATCTTACTAAACCTCTTGCATAGATGTCTTGACTTGTTACAAGGGAACTTGGTAATTCACTTATTTGTCTACCAAGACTTCTGGCAAATGTTGATTTGTTTGCGTCTACCATATTGTTAGCCTCTTATTCCAGCCATAATATTTACTGAACCTGGATTTGAATTATTCATTACTGGAGATATATTTCCACTTATTCCCATATCAAACATTAATCTTTGCAACTTAGATCTAACATCTTCTGGAGAAGAATTACTTTGCCCAAACATTGGGTAACTAGGATTGACTAAATTTGCTTCTTTTATTTGCTGTGGGAAGTAACCCATTTGAGACATTTCAAGTCCCATTGACTGGCCCATTTTTATTTTTACGTGTTCCATATTTGTATTTGGATGCCATACTTCAGAACCCGGTCCAGGAAGTTCGTGTCTAGTAAAATAGTTTACTAGATCCGGCTTTCTTTCTACTGGCATACCCCATGCAGCCTCGTATATTCTTCTTTCTAATCTTCCAGCAGTAGATAGTATTCGACCTCTCTCACTTTTTGGAGCTTCAAGCATTGCTCTAAAGTGTTCTCTTTTTCTTTTTGGTATTGCTGCTGCTAGTTGATCTATTGATTGCGTATTAAGGTCTGCACCATACATTGTTTTTTTACTAGCTAACATAAATTGTTTAGCTGATTCTATATCTCCAACTTTTTCTGCTCTGGCTGCAGCTGTTCTATTTTTTACATAAGTTAGAATATCAGTATACTCTTCAAGAGCTAATTCTTTTTTTCTATTTATCGGAATGTATCTAGTTTCTTTCATCTTTTGAAGAGCTGAATAACCACCCGTTGTTAATGCGCCAACAGTTGCAAGCGCTGTTTGCATTCTTTTGGTTTTACCAAATGAACCAAGCGCAAATGCGCCTATTCCAGCAGCTAAAAGAGGATTTCTTTGAGTTCCTTTATAATAAATTGGTTTAATAAAACTTTCAACTGGTTTTTGCCATTCGGGAAATGTGGAACCATAAACGTTTCTTCTTTCCCAATCTTCAGTTGCTGTTTTTTCACCAGTAAATTTGTTGTTAATAAAGTTGTCTGTATGTAGTACAGATTCTTTTATTGTTCGTATTGGATTAGCTATCTTTTCAAGAGTGGAATATTCTGTGTAAGGAGTAAAATCAGTTTTACTGTTCTCTATTGCATTTTGCTGAGCTCTTATTTGTCCAACTTTAATTCTTTCATCTTCACCTAATCCCATTTTATCTATTCTTGAATTCAAAGCTCTGAATTCTTTTGAATATGGAGCTACGTCAGCAAGGATATCTAATTGATTTACTGCGCCATATCTTCCACTGGAGTCTGAATAAATTCTATTAAATCTTTCGTAACCCACACCAGGTAGTCTTAGTTCACCTTCTTTTACTTTTGTGAATGGATCACCTGTAGTAAAGTCAATGAAGTTACTGCTATTGGGAAGAAACGGATACTGTTCGCCCATTGTGTTTTTAATCGGGTTAATAAAATTAACATTAGTTCTTTCTTTTGGAATAAACCTTCTTATTATTTCAGAAGCTTCAATATTTCCAAGAGCACCATCAGATTGAAGAGGCACGTCTCCTAATCCACCTAAGTTTAAATCCCAAAAAGCTCTAGTGGTACCATATGCTTTTGATGCTGATTGTAAAACTGATTTATCTGGTTCAAAGTCATATGAACCAAAACCAAAAGCAGATCTTATATTTCCACCAGCAAAACCATATATACCAAATGTTTCCTGCAGTCTGTAACCAAGTTCTCCAGATAAGAATTCATTACTTCCAGATCTTATTGGCATTCCTGCTGCAACAATTTTTGCTGGCATAATACCAGGTCCTGCTGGTGGACCAAATTGAACTGGTTGCACTTGTGTAGAAACGGGAACTCTTTGATATGCGGCAGCAGCTAATGCATCGTTTTGTGCCCCTGATTGACCACGAACTAATTGTCTTGCGGTGTTAAGTGATCCGCTACTGTTAGCTAATACTTGGTTTGAGCGAGAAATATTATAAGATCCAGCGGTACTCCCAATTGGAGACGAAGCGGCTGCTTCAGCGTAGTCTGAAAGTGGAGATATAAACCTAAGTGGTTTTCCACCATACGGTGCTGGACGAGCTGCTGGATAGCTAACAGCTGGATCCCTTTGTTCTACGTAGCCAACGTTACCAGGAGTCTCCTGAGGCATGTAGGCGCCGCTGGCGCCAACTGGGACATAACTAGATAATGCTCTATCTAATTCCTGCTTGTGCATTACCTTTTGTGGTTTTAAGATTCTTCCTACAGTTGCATTTAAGATTGGTACAGCTGCGCCAAATGGACCAGAAAAATATTCTCCAGTTACAGGATAAGGTCTATCTTCATAATGCTTTTTTTCAAATCTATAAGGATCTAATGGTCTTAATGGAGAAAAGTCATTGTAATATAACATCTTTTCCATTGGACTGCCATAGGTGTCTGATGTAAACATCGCTCCACCTTGCAGTCTTCTGTACCAAGATGGTCTGTAGTATTCTATTTTTCCACCACTAAATTTTGTATTACCTAAAGGCCAGTATCTTCCTTTTCTTATCGCCACTTCGCCAGACAACAGTTGCTGTCTTTTTTGCCCGTAGCCCATTCCACCTGGAATAACACCAGAGATTGCAGCTTGCGCCTCTACTCCAACTCTAGCTGCTGTACCAAGTACTAGCGGAGAATATACCCTTTCTCCTCTTTCATCTTTACGCTGCGTATATCCGCCTGCTGTTCTATCTATAGCTAATGCAGTAGTTCCTATTGCAACTGCAGGTAAAACCCTTTCCGCGTTCATTCCTCTGAAATACATATCCAGAGGACCATGGAAATTATCTGCGTCTAGACTAGAACCAACGCTCCCAAAGTATCTATTTAATCTATTAAAACCATGAGATATTGGAACAGATGCTAAAGAGAAACCTTCTTCATTTCCATATGTTTTTATTCCCGTTGCACTTAGCAGTGCAGCTTTTGGATTCCTTTTAAGAGCTGTTCCAAACGTTGGGACAAAGGCAAATGTTTCTGGACCAGATTGTCCAGATAAAGGACTAGCAGTAGGTTTCTCGGCATATCTGCCCATTCCCAAATTTTTCTTAAAGAAAGCAAATGGTTTATTTATACCAATTTGAGATACCAATGAAGACTGACCAGTGGTAACTATATCACCTTGAATGTGTGGATCTAATAAACTCTTTAAAGTACCTTTACTTAATAAATCTCTAGTTTCTTGAAATCTTCTTAAAGGATTTTGCAGTGTTCCTTCTAGGTTTTCTTTTGCTAACGAAGTTCCAGCTCCAGGACTAAATCTATACGTTTCGAATGCTGTTAGGTTGAATATTGTAGACAAAGTTGAAGCTTGTGCTTCTGCTTTTTGTGCAGAAGATATAATTCCTCTTGCAGCTAAATCATCTACAGCAGAAGTAACATTCTGCATTACCGTTAATGGATCGCCAGTTAGTATTGCTTTTCTTTCTAGAAGAAATCTAAATACTTCTGACGACATTTCATCGCCTTTAGTTACAATGCTAGATGATTTTTCAAACATCTTTGATTGCTGCGAGAAATCATCTATATCTGCAAAAGATTTAATTCTAGCAAATGCCTTACTTACATCTTGATATCTCTTTAAAGCAGTTTCATTTCCTGTAGCCAGTGATTTTCTTTGAGATTCTAAAACATCATTTAATGCGCTAAAGACTCTATTTGCTTGAGCTGGAGTTGATATTCCAACAAAATCATCGACACTAAGACCAGCAAGATCTTCTGACGTAAAGGAACCAAGCACTTCTCTTTGAACTGATTTGTTTGTTCCATAACTTAATTGCCTATTTGCAAATCTAGTAAATGATTCCATTAACTGAGAATGTGATGCTACTTGTGCTCCCGAATCAACATCAAGTAAATTATATCTAGCTATTTCTCCGGCATCATCTAACTCTGTACGTAATTGTAAATTCTTCCTTTTTCCAAATCCGCCAATTGAAAATGTCTCATCTACTTCTCCAGACATTAATTTGGCCATTACAGCATCGTTTTCTACGTCTGCTTGTCTATTTACTAGTCTTCCAAAAAATCTAAATAAAGAGTTTGGTTGTTCATCTGCGTAATCTAAACGCTCTCTGATTTTTCCCATCACACCTGTTGCAGTGCGACTCTGCTGAGTCCTTTGCCCTGCAGCTAGTTCTGCGGTGCTGGTAAACATTGATGAAACCGCTGTTGGAATTGGCCTATATGTTCCCTCTAAAGCTGTAGCGGTAGCACCTGTGTGACCATATAGTCTTCCCTTTGTCCCTAGAAAACCACCAGTGCTATGCCATGTATAGAAGTCTGCCTTAGAACCTTTAACAAATGGTTGACTTGCTGCTCCTGAAGTTACTTGATATTTTCCAGCTTTTGCCATTCCAGCAAAATCTTTATAACCCAGCATTTGCATTGGGTTAATTCCAATAACTGGAACTTTAGTTTCAGTAGCTAAAGCTTCTGTTACTTTTCTAATTCCAGATCTAATTGGATTAAAGTTTACTACCTGATCGCCCGACGTGTAATATCCTTTAACATTGCTTAACGTAGTTTGAGTAGAAGATGTTTTAATTCTATTTAATATACCTAGCTCAACACTATTATCTCCGCTTAGTATATTTTTAGTTAAAGAATTTTGAAGTGATGGGTCTGTTATTTGGCCTGTAATTGTTTGGTAAGCTAGTTTTTCTCTATCTAGAAAATCGTCTACAGTAAGACCTTTTAATCCAAAAAGTCCAGCTAATCCAGATGTTTCACCAGCGACCATTTCTTTATTATTCATTAAGTAGCCTCTAAGTTGAGAGGCATTTCTTATATCTATTCCACGAGCACCTAATGCTTGTTGCAGCTTATTTGCATCACCTAAGATTGACTCGTCTAAGCCAAATACTTTTCCAGCTCTTCTAGCCATCTCAGCTCTAAGCTGACTTGCTTGAACTGAATCTCCAGCTGCATCTAAATAATTTACTCTGTTTAATTTTTGCGGCTTTAATACAGAAGAAAATACTTCTTTTTCAAAAACTGTTCTAGCTGACTCGTGTGCGGCTGCCGTGTTTATACCAACGTTTAAACCTTTGCGACTAAATGAAGCTTCGTCAAATAAAATGTCATCTGTTGCTTTTACAGCTTTTCTTAGTTTATCTGCGTCAAACACATCTGGTATTGGATTATTTTTTCCATATTTTCCAGAATTAAATCTATTAATTAATTGACCAAAAAAATCTTCTCCAACGATTTCTTCTTTACCCATTCTCAATCGTTCGGTTGGGCTTATGGATTCTTTAACACTTCCACCAGTCTTCTTAGATGAAACTAGTCTATAGATGTCATCACTGACAGTAAGGTTTGCAGTAAAATTTTTGGCGACAGATTCATCTAGCCCACCTTCTATTAACTGCTTCTGCAATCTATCTTTATAAGCACCTTGTCTCAACATTTTTATGAAAGTGCTTGTTGGTCCCTCTCCACCTGTTTTAGTGTTGAATTCATTTAAAAGACTAAATACATCTGATGATCTTTTTCTTTGAATATTTAATATTGATTCACCGAGTGAAGAGTCTATTGCTCGAGCACCAGATGGAGTTGCTCTATCAACTCCAAGAATTTTTCCAAAACCCTTTTGTATTTCAGTCCAATTTGTTCCAGGTTTATCCAAAAACGATTGAGCAAAGGAGAGTTTTTGATATTGCTCATGTGCTGACTTTGCACCTTGTCTAACTGCCTTATAACCAGGAATCAGATCCAGCATTGAATCTATTTGCGTTCCTTGTAGTGGTTTATTTACGTCTACTTGATTTAGTTTTGTTTTATTGCCTCTATATATATCTTTAGCTAAATCTTGCACTACCTGTCTTCTAGGAGGTTTTGCTCCACCAGGTGCTGGAGTAGAACCATGCCTCTGTGAATAAAGAGCTGCAACTGGGTTCTTATGGATGTCTGTCATTGCGATAAATGCGCTTGACAAAGCTCCAGATGATCTTTCCGAAAACTTAATTGACTTATCTAATACGCTAAATAAATCGTGACCAACACCTTCAAGTATTCCTTTTAGGTTTAAAGACTTTTCATATATAGCATGTTTTGTTGTATTTTTTATCGTAGAATAACCAGTGGCGTTTGTTGCCATCAGTCTTTCTTGTGCTGTTCTATAAAAATTTAATGAGCTTTCTTTTGCTGCACCAGCCGCAGCTGTTGGCAGCATGAATCCGCCCATTTGGAATAGAGTTGTTTTAGCTAAATCCTTAGCTATATCTACACCTCTAGATGGATCGTACCATTTCTTTTTTGGTCCAAGATCTTCTTCACCGTTACCAAATAACGGCTTAGTTATATATTTATCTGCTGCATAGAAAGCAGGTACTTCGTACGGCAGTCTTCTAGCTTGACGAACTAGTCTCTGCTGAAGCTCATCTCTATAGTGCCATGTAGCGGTTGATGAGGCGCCTTTGCGCTCTGCTCCAAATGCGTACCCAGCATTAACAACGCTCTTATGTCCTTCGTAACCTGTTTGAAGTTTTCCAGCGGAATCAAAAACTAATTTTGTTTTTCCTTCTTCTAAACGAGTTACTCCTTCAAGTTCATCGAGTATACTTCTTGCTTTTAATAAACCGTAATTGGCCCTAGATATAAAGCTGCCTTCAGCAGATCCTGCTGCTCTTTCGGTAAAAGCTTTTCCGTATTTTTAGGCCACCACCTCTTACAAATTTTCCAGCAACTGTGGCTGCAACACCAGTTGCAATCATGGCTGAAGCCATCTTTACTAGTGGTCTACCTTCTAGGGCTCTACTAACGTAACCAGAATCTGGAGATGGACCATTTTGAGTATCGTCTCCGGTGGTGAATTCCCTAGAAGTTACGCCAAATCCAATATTATGGATCGGCCCTCTATCTCTCTGCATTGGTCACCCCCTCTTATCTTATCTTACCTGCTCATACCCCATAGTTTTTGAGCAATGGGGTCACTATATGTTGCAGATCCTTCAACCTTAGATGCATTGTGCCTAGCTGCTGATAGATTCTCTTTTTCTCTTTCTTCCTGAGGATCTATCAGGGATAGAGATACGTTAGTAGATTCTATTCCAGCAATTGCTTGCTGGACTTCAATTATCTTTTCTGCTAATGCAACTCTTTCCGCTAGCTTTGAATAGGTTAGCGAATCTAGAAATTCTGGAGTATCTGTATGTATAGTAGCCAGAACAAAGGCTTTCATTAAGCCTCTAACGTGATTAGCTACTACTCTTTTTTCTTCTAAAATTCGTTTAGCCGTGCGTGCTGATGCGAAGCCAGAAAATTCGACTATCTGCTCAGCTAAAGAACTTATGGCTCCAGGCGGAAATTTATTTAAATCAAAGTCTTCAGGATAAACTACAGAGGCTTTAATAATTTCATCTTCTGCGTCAGCAGACGACATACCAGCTGTACTCTTGTATGCTGCAACTTTATCAAACTCAGAAAAACTTAGCTCTTTAAATACTATCTCAGATCCGTTTTATTTCTGTTTGAAATATTGAACCGTGTTTTTTCTTTAGCTCAAAAAGAATTCCTGCATCTAACATCTTAGAGTTGTCTAACCTCTAGGGCGACGAATCCAGAAGCTTCTAAGACTTCTTGTGAGATAAGAGAAGGAAGACCTGCCATGTCACCGGTGAGAGCTTGCTTGTCATAAGATGGGAACAAAATGCAAAGTTCTGAAATTGCTTCTTCGTTCCACATATTTGCCTCTGCATTAGATAGCTGACCAGCTTGCATTAGGGTTTCCATTTTCTTAACAAGCTGCTTATATTCAATTCTGGAAAGAACACGCCATATGATATGCTTATCGAATGAAATAGAAGTTACATATACTTCGCCGTACTGTTTCTTCCATGCTTTGATTTGTCCAGCTGTAGGACCGTTATCAAAAATAACTTGATCATCTGCTAATTCCTCAACCGTTGTCGCCTGCTCAACGGGAATTTGCGCATCTGAATAATCAGATACAATAATGTCACCATCTTGTGGTTCATCCGTCTCTAAAAAAACCTCAACTGAATCAGCAGAAATTTCTTCTGCCATTTCTTTATCTTGTCTAACTACAACTTTTCTCTTCTCAGACATTGTTTCTCCTTATATCGTTTCAAGTTACATTATATCATATCTGTATTAAAATTATTATCTTGGCTAAGTACTTTACGTCCTGTTTATCAATGGACTCTCAACCACGGATTTTGTAGCATTAGAAGCCTGTGGCTCTGTTGTAACAAACGTCTTACCAGTATATGGATTAAAGCCAGATTCTGCTTCTGTAAGATAAAAGTCCCTAGCCACAAAGCTATAAGTCTCTATTAAAGGAGATCCTCCGCTTTGGTATTCTGTGCTCATTTGCATGAGATGTACATTTTGTAAAACAATCTTCATTGGGGTCTTGTTATCGGCCATCTTAACTTTTCGCTCATTGATATCAGTAGATATTATCCTGTCCAAGTTGTCTCTCTGCTCTACAGAGGCCGTAGAAGCGTTCTCCGTGACTCCTACGGGGCTCAAACTGGATTCCTCTACCCCGTAGACTATAACGAAGTTAAATGGAGGATGAGCGCTAAAGATGTTATGTTGGCCATCTGCTGAAGATGTGCTTATTGCTGGATCAGTAGTTATTCTATCTAACTGACTATTGGCCCAATATTTCTGTATGTTTTCTTCATCTGTTCTTGATTCATTTTGTGATCTTAAAACAGATACAACTCCAGAGTTATCAGATTTACCCGATGCAGAGAAGCTTCTAACTCTTGCTGCCTCTTCTAGAAGGTGTGTCATCCTTCTAGGGTATCTTGAGTATAAAGAAAACTGACCAGTTATTATTCTGGATCCATTCATCATGGCATCAAAGTTGTATGACCAGAATCCATAGACTGCTTGCTTTTCTTGTTTAATTAAAAAACCAAATCCAGCTATATCTAGTTCATCTTTTGGATCAAACAAACCATCGATATATACTTTTACATCTTCACCGGAGAAAAAGTAGTCATAATAATTACTAAAACGAGGATCCCCAGTAGTTTTGCCACCAGCCCAATAAAGATCTAATTCTGCACTAAGGGGATCAAATGTTCCGTTCTTATTTCCTAAACCAGGGTTAGTTGAGACGGTATCCTCGTATGGAATATAGCCACTAAATGGTCTATATGGAATAGCTCTATATGGACTTGTCATACTTAAACCTTAAACGATTGTAGGCGGTGAATATATTCTTTCAATAAAATTCTTATAATCTTCGACTCTATCTCCAAAAGCATTTGTTGATATTCTTAATCTCTCGTTTTGTTGAGCTTGATATCCATCTGGGTATCTAAGGTCATCACGAGCCGTATCTAATTGTACCAGAGGCTGTAGCCCTCTAGCCATATACGTATAAGTTTGCTCAGTAATTAAGTCGTCTATTGACATAGTACCACCCTCATCCACAAGGGTAACACCAAATATTTTCATTTTTGCTGCCAAGCCGTATTCGTTAAAGAAGGTAAATACAATATCAAATGGTGGCAACATGTCTGCCAATGGTGCAAAGTAGCCCTTGCTATCGGAAAGAATTTTTCTATAACTTTCTATTCTATAAAATGCGTACTCGTTAAACTGAGTGAATATCATGCTTCCAGCTATAGTTCTAGCACCTTTGACAAACCCTCTTGGGTTAACATGGCCAAGTGTTCTTACTGGAGAGTTTTCCCTGTGCATTGAATAGGATATTGTTTGAAGCTCTGCCATTTCTAGCACATCGCCTTCATTGGAAATGAATCCATTTTCTCCAATTTTAGGAATAATGATTGTAGCTGTTATATCTGCACCAGAAAATGACATATCAGAAAATGGATCTGGAAGATTATTATCTCTTCTAAATTCTTTTACACCCTCTTCATAGATGGAGAGTCTATTTTTTCTTGATGATATAGTTGTGAGATTCGCTATATCTGATACATTTTCTTTGTTAAATGCCATGTTATTCCTTAAAAATAAAATAGTGGAGGATTGGTCCTACACCAAGTCCTCCACTATCTAATTACTACTATACTTATTTGATTATAATTATGGTCTAATTATCTCGCTGTTTAATCCGCTAGATGTCACTGCATCTTTGCTGATTAATGAACCTAGGTCATCTGAGTTGAATCTGTTAAGATTATCCGTTGTAATCTTATACATTGGACCAATTTCACGAGCAACGTATGTCATTGTCTCTTCGATAACAATGTCATCCATCGAAGCTCCTGAACCTTCATTCAACAGTTCAACACCATAGATTGATCTAACAGCAGCTTGGCCATATTCGTTAACAAATGTGATTGTAATATCGAATGGTGGGATTTGGTCTGCATAGTATGGTGTCTTGCTAACTACGTCTCTTGTTTGATTTGTTACTTCAGCAATACCTCTCTTGTGGCTTGGATCGCCAGGAAGTGTATTATGAGCTCTTGTGAAAAACTTCATTTCCGAAGAAGAGTTATGATGTGTCTCAAGCATCTGGTACAGAGCTGGGCGGTCAAATACTGTGAATATTAACGAACCAGCAATACCTCTTTTACCTCTTGAAAATGAACGTGGGTTTGGTGAACCCATTGTATAAATTGGCGCCTTTTCTCTTGTCACCGAAAAAGTGATTCCCGAAAGAGCTCCGATTTCAACGCCACCAAAAGTGGCAACAATATCAGCACCAGAAAATGTTGTATAAGTATTGAGATACTTGTTTACTGGACTGTCGTAGTATTCGCCTGCCATATTACCCTCCTAATCGGTATATAAATTTGCAGTGTTTTTATATGATATTAACCAAGTTCAACTGACATTTGGACTTCGATGTTTCTAAGTTCAAATGCAGGTGTTATAACTAGGTCAATAAGTGCTTTGTTTTCTTCAGCGATGTATCTAATGTTGAAATCGCTATCTAAGATGGCACCCAACTGCTGCATTCCTCTAAGGGATGAAGTAATCGAGGTTTCCATTGAGTTTCTAACTTGAATAGTTGAAGGTTGACCAATGAACTTCTGACAGCTCTGACGGACAACTAACATTGCTTCGTTAACAATTCTCAGTGTTGTCAGTCTTGTGTAGTCTGAACTAGAACCAGCAAATGTTACACCATCTGTGAAGACTGGAGCTCTATTGAAGTTTAACATGATTGAGTTTACACCCTTATTGGTCATTGCCAACAAGGTTGTTTTGCTAGGATTATATCTTAGCGCTGCAACGTTGTAAACTGTCTTGTTTATAGTCGAAGTGTATGAAGCCATTCTGCTAACTGCAGCAGTTAATACTGATGCACCATTTGAATAACCCCATGCCGCTGGATAACCTGCAGGCTTTAACTCTACACCAATTACTGCAACGTGTCTTCCAAGTTCCTTAGCAGCAACTCCATTATATGTTGTTGCTGAATCTCTGTCTGAAAGAGTTGTTAAGCCGAGGTGTGTTGTTACTTGTCCAGGAGTCATTACGTCGTTAGCGCCGACATATGGCTTTGTTCCCATAACAGCGAAACATGGATGACTGTTCTCATTGATTTCTTTAACTTTATCAGCAATTTTTACTGCCCAGTTATTTCCAATTGTTACTGAGTTGTCTGCATGAAATCCGTAAATTGTATCGGCAGATGCAGAAAATGCTTCAGAAGGAGTTGCGGCCCAGAGTCCTGCTCTTGCACCACTTCCCCAAGGAAGTATAATATCTGGTTGAGCGGCTTCTGCTGCAATGAACATTGCATCAAGGATGCTCCCACCAAAAGCACTACTTGTTACCGCAGCTGTACTGTGGTTCCATGTAGTATCACTTGGCAATGGGACCATATAGATTCTTTCTGCGCCTGCAGAAACAAGTTCAAAAAAAGCTCTGTGACAAGCTGAATCAATACCGAAAGCAGTTATGACATCTTGTTCATTTGTGCACTGAACTACGTCAAGGTCTGCAACGTTGCCTGTTCCATCTGCTGTTGATCTTTTTGCTAATACCACAACTCTAGGTCCGACTGGACTATCTTGACGGGAGATGCTGTAGAAGCGGTCTTTAATTATTGTTTTTACACCTGGTAGAGCCATGTTATTCTTAACCTCCGAGTCAGGGATTTAATGGATTAACTCGAAAGATATAGTAATGGGGTACCTGTAAAAACTAACTAGATTTACGTATTCTACTAAATATTATGAGTTCGGGGTAGCACTTTGGAATAAGTCTACAATACCTATGTTCATATCTGGATTGTAATACGAAGAAGGAGTCGCAGCTGCCTGCTCTATTAGATCCTTTTCATAGGAAACCCATTGGCGTATATCGGCCACAATTGACTCAATCTTATCAACTGCTGATACATGTATTTTTTCAGTTGTTAACAAATATGTAACTGTTCTTTTAACTACATCAGTTTGGTCCATGTTTGTTTCGGTATCCGAAACCCTTCTGGCATATACGAGTTCCGATGCCCCTAGTCTCTTAAAAACTGGAGTGTATTCCAACATAAAATCTTCAAATATTTCCATAACTCTATCAGCTACTTCTGCCCCAGCATATCGTTGTTGATCGCCTGACAACTGGCCAGCATTGGCTTCAACCATAACGGTAAAAGAGACAACGTTCTGAAAACGCTGACCTTCTATAATGTAATATTTACCATCTTCACCTAAAGCCTTATCCCTGTATCGCATTTTGGGTTCTTGATTATGAGCTCTCTTTAATTCAAGGCCATAGGCTACACAAGGGTAAGATGCAAACTTACCTCCAAATGTTGCAACAATTGGAATGTCTGGATATGAGTTTTCCCAAAGCATTTTGACAACTTCGATAAATCCAAGATAGGTTAAATTTCCTTCGGCTTTTGATCTCCTTGAATCAGTATCATTATAATACTTAGGATCTTGCTCTCGAAGCCTATCTCTACTTTCCGTATATTGCTCCCACTTATTGCCTGGTGCTTGGTCAGCATTAAAGCTACCTGGAAATGGGAATGAAGACTGCATACTACGCTCCTGGTCCTGTAATTATGGAAAAATTAATACTTTTTAAACCAAGAGAAGAAACTAAATTTATTTCAAAAATTAAAGTTCCTCTTTCTGTTTTAGATCCATATGATTGAAGTTTATAATCCTTAATAGTTCTAGTAGATACTAGCGTATCAAGCATTGATTTGACTTGTGAGATTACTTTATCTTCCGCGTTCTTTCCTATGCCATCATTTGCTATAGCTTTTATTTCAGTTATAACCATGGCTACTAATCTCATTTGTGGAGCTTTTGTAAAAGAGCTATTTTTATTAGCCAATGTATAATCATTTGATATGTTTACTTCGTATGGATTACCCCTTAACGCTTTGCGTGTTCTATACACAACGTTTACACCAAGGTTATCTAACCTTGCCAATGAGTCTGCGGATAAATTAGAACCGTAAACAGAATATGCTCCTGGTATTCTTTTTCTAATTATTCCATTATAGACTGGAGTTGATGACATCATTCCGGCAAATGCTGCTGCTGCTGAACTCGTATATGATCTTCCAAAACCTATATGATTAAAAGTTAGCTCTCCATATACGGGAATAATATATCTACCTATATCACTTTCTATTTCTCCGCTTATTGAGTAAGTGGTAAATTTATTTACAAGTCTAGTATTTTGTTCTAGAAGTTGAACATCACTGTCTTTTGTTCCATTATTTTTAGAACCAATAATTCCCATTTGAACATATCCAGTAGCATTATTGAAAGAATAACAATGAACAGCTAGTTGAGCTATAAAGTCAACAGACCCAGTATTTATCATCGAAGTTTCGAGTGGCACTATTATGTCAATGAAGTCAAGCCCTTTTGCTATATCATAACTTACTGCTAGTCTTTCATAATATTTTTCATAAAAGTTTACATTAGAATTTGTTTCCGCTGAAAAAAGTATTGGCATGTCGGTAAGTCTTTGAGAAATATCTTCGATGTATTCTGACATTGGCGCAGAAGCCATCATGAATATAGACTTTGCTCCGCAGCTAAATGCATCATGAATTCCTCTTAGAAGAGGAGAAGAAGTATTTGCACCCAATAGGTTGGTAGCTTCTTGAATTGAATTAATTTTTATAATTTGATTTAATTCAATTCCATCGCTATGACCTATAAATAATATTGAATTGGTATTATAATATTCTTCTAGTGAATCAAAAATTGGTCTCTTCGAAATGCTTGCACCAGTTGTTGGTCCTGTTAAATCTTTAGATACTCCAGTTGTATTGATGACAGAATATTTTCCTGTTGTAAGTTGTTCTCCATTAGATAATGGAATATTTGTTTTAATAGAAAATTTATTACTTGCCGGAACCGAAGAAATAAAATGGTTTCCATTAAACGCTGCACTTATTTCCAATATCGAAACTTGATCACCAGATGATAAGTTGTGATCAATATCAGTTGATAAAGTTATCACTCCATTTTCTATTTTTTTATATACTATATTTCCGACTCTACCAATTTGACTTCTAGATACTTCAAAGTGATGTTCAATTACCTGAGTTCTATCGTTGTATGCACATTGAATGGAGACGGTATAAGTCCCGCCAAAAAGCGTATCTGGAATTTTATAATAAAAACCATACTCAGAGTCTGATGGTCTATTATAATAAGAATTTGTTTTAAGAGCTAATCTTGCATACGCTTTTGCGGCGTTATAGCTTGATAAACTTGGTAAGGTAGTAGCAGCTGTCCTTGCTATTACTGATTTTGTAGTTGGTGCAGATGTGATTATATACTCTGCGTTATATCCACCGCCAACACCATAGATGATTACAGTATCTCCAGCAGCTAACTTGTGATCTACATCAAACGTAAATGTTGCCGAAACATGACCACTCGTTATTGAAGTTGGTGGTGTTATTGATATAATTCGATAACTTGTATTAATCAATGAAGTAGAAGAATGAATTATATTGCCATCACCTCTTGAAACTGTTGCATATATATCTACAGGAGTAGCTTGATCTAAAGGGTCGTAGAACTCACCGTTTACCAAAAAGGCAAATCTAAACTTTACCAACTGACCATTGTGTACTCTTAACATTTAATTTTTACTTTCTCTAGTCGCACCTGCAACCCAGTAAACTACTTTTCCGCCTCTACCTCTTACTGGAGCAGAAAAGTCTACTAAAAAAATTTGCTGACCACTTGAATAGTCTTCATATATTCTATCACCAGATTTAATATTTGCTGTATCTTGAAAATAATATATCACTTCAGAGCTAACGGTTAAGCCTTGTATGTTTTCTTCTAGTATATTAGCAAATCCGTTGAGCTCCCGGATATACAGCTCTTACGGTATACCTTTGCATCTTTTTGCTATAGGTCATAGTTTTCTGATCTAATACTTTTTGAACTAATACATTGTGACCCCAACTGCGCAGTATATTACTTAATGTGCGTTTTGGATCAATCATACTTCCTTATTCCTCTTTCTGGAATTGGATTCTGATCTGGCGACTGGATATGAGTTGGTCCATATAAATCTCTTGGAGTGTAGTAAACTGACAATCCGGTATATGGATCCATAGTTCTTCCGGCTCCAATTGTTGGAAGACTTGGTAAACCTTTTGGTTGAACTGCTTTCATTCCAACTTTTGATGTTAACATTTCTTTTCTAAGCATTGCTGCAATTTGACACCAAGTGGTAGCGTTAGCTCTACTTAAAGTGTTTCTAGGTAAATTTTTGTTAGTTATCGAAAGATCGCCAAGCCTTACCGAAAGCTCATCATCTCCGCCATTTCCATAAACTCTTGTCAGCTCACAACAGGTGGCTGCTCTTACATATTCAAATGCTGTAAATGGAATATTTGTTCCATCTTCAGTTTCTAATAATTTAAATATATTCTTTATTTCTATAGAATAGTTATGTACAAATTCACCTATTTCCAAAAGGGAAGCGTCAGGGAAATACGGGAGGAGTTGCTCCGGATCAAGATACAATGGCTCTATATCCGCTGCAAAAGCTATTATTTCATCTTCTCTTAAGAAGACTGTTGGCCTATAATCTTCCGTTGGAGTACTGACATATATCTGTTGATTAACGCTAATCGTAGTATTGTTTGCTAGAATACCATTAAAAGAAACTCTATACGTACCAGCTGTTGATGGAGTGTAGTCATAATAGAATTCAGAGCCGCTAAGCGACGCAGGGGTAACCGATATTATTAGCACATTACTTGAATTTGTTATACTCATGGAAACCGATATAGGAGAAACTTCTACCTGATTACCATTAATATCTACGTCAATAAATTTAACCTTTAGACGCACAGTATCATTGACTAGTATATTTGCCATTTTTCCCTCTTTAAAAAGTAGATATTTATATAGTAGTACTTTAAATTGTGTTGGTGAGGTTATTCACTCTGATTCTGAACACTAACAAGTGTGCTAGAGTTTATACTTGTTTCAGTTGTCTGGATAATCCCGGCGCCTTCTTTTTCAGAGATTTCTATTGTAATAAGTGTGCCAGAATGTATGGTTATTTCACTAGCTTGAATAAGCGCAGCGCCTTCCTTCTGAAGAGCCTGTATCGTGATTACACCGCTTGGAGCTAAATCTATGCTGACAACGCCTATTGCGGTGGCTACCGAATAGTCTTCTTTTCCACCAAAGTTAACTTTGATATCATTTAAAATAACAGGATTTGATATTCCTTCTATTATTAATACAACAGTTCCATTATATTGAATACCAGACTGGTTATAGTCAATAAGGTCATTGTAAAGCATAAAGGTCCTTCAAAAGATTTTAACTATATAGTAATGATATAAGATTAAATTATTATTAGAATTCTAAACCAGCATCCTTGCGCAGGTTTGGCATCCATATTCTTGAGTCTCCCTCAAAGTGATGCTCAGGAGTACCGTAAAGAAACGAGCCAAGGTATGCTATTCTAAGGCCATTGGTTACTGGAGCAACCTCGTGAGTACCTATGAAGTTGGTTGGATAGATAACCGCAGAACCAGCCTTTGGCTTGTGCGTGTGCTTAGCGTGCCTGTGGGTTATCTCTCCACCTAAGAAATTGTATTCATTAAGATCTTCAACATTATCTACTGAATCATTTAAATAAATGTTTACACTTACCTTACTATGCTTTGGATATTCACTAGCAGGAGCTTTGCCAAATTCGTGAGGTATCTGATCATCGCAGTGAGGGCCTATATTTTGACCTTTTTCGTAAGTGGCTATATGTCCCATACCTCTCCACCAGCACACTGTAGAGGCATCAGGGTAGTACTTGCAATACTCGACCAAGATTCTATACATCAAATCTTCTAGATCTGCTATAAACTGCTCCTGCTGTGGTGTAACGTCTCTATTTGGACTCCATTTTAATAATGGATCTATGAACCTACTAGGTGCCAACATTACGCCATCAGGATCAAATTTAAAACCAGTTCTGTTTATAGCGTATCGTTTACCATCTTCTTCAATATAAGTAAAGGTTTCTTCTTCGACCTCTCTTAAATAGTTAATATAATCAAAAAGGAATTTTTGGTCTACATCAATACAGTCTTTTACCACACATAGTCCGCTACCAATATCGGTCATATTTATTCTTGTATCTATCACATCAACTACCGTAACTCGAAACAGTTATTCTATATTGTTCTGAAAATTTATCGAATCCTCTGTTTAGTAAATGATTTTGATAATCTTTTACAAATGTTGGCATGTACACGTTAGTTGAGAATTGTGCCACTTCTGGATTCTTTAGTGGATCTTCTACGCTCTCTTTAACTTCTATATTTGGAGTTCCTTGACTATACCATCCTAAATAAGAAAATCTTAAACCTTTTTCTACAACTTTTACTTCATGACCAGCTGTATAGGATGCTGGGAAAAATATAATATCTCCCCTTTTTGGTTTGTGTGTTATGTTTAAGTAGTTAAAGTAGTGGTCACCACCCATGAAATTTTTTCCATTCAATTCATCTTCACTCTCAACGGAGTCATTAAAGTAAATTAAAGCAGTCACAGTACTGCGCATTGCTAATTGGTCATTGGGAGTCCAAACATCATATATATAATCAGTACTGATGTCCGAATGAGGACCCAGATATGCTCCTTCTTTATAAGAAACAATATGGCCTTTTACCTTCCACCATATGCATTTGAACGCAAGTGGATAGGCTTCTAAGTATTTAAACAAATAGTTATCTCTAGCGGATTCTAAACCATTTAAAAATTCTATTACTTCTTTTCTTGGATCTTGATGTGCTGCTGATCCTCTGCCTGGCATCCCGTCAATACTGTCTTTGCCAAAAAAGTATCCGCTTCTATTTACATATATCTCTTCCCCAGTCTCTGGGTCAATTCCAGGAGTATACATGGCTGCTTTTTCTCTAGCTACAATTTCACTACAAAGGTCAAAAGAATAGTCTGCATCGAACTCTATGGCAGACCTAAATATAACTACTCCGCCCCCAAGATTTTCTCCCTCTACATCTTTATTCAAAACAAAATTATTCATCGCGCATCTCCTTAACAGTGTTAGCACTATTGTACACTCTATGTGTTGCTCGTAGCAACTCGTTAATCTTTTTTGGGTCTACGTCTTTATAATTTTCATTAACAAAATCTACATAGTCTTTAACTATATTTGGCATCCATATTTGACCTTGAGAACCAACTGGAATTTCACCATGAGTTATATTGATCCCTCTTTCTAGATGAGGTGAACCTTGAGAAAAATAACCTATGTAAGCATATCTGTTTCCATCCGTGCACGGATACACTTCATGTGAACCTAGGTAGTTGGATGGAAACATTAACATGTCTCCAGTTTTTGGTTTATATTTTATATTTGCGTAAGGAAATTCTATTTCCCCACCTAGGTATTCATAATTTTTGATATCATCTATTGTTTCAACTGAATCATTCAGATAGATAATCATACCCAAAACACTTCTAGTTGCTACTTGAAGATCTGGTTCAAAGCCAGGTTGATAGTTCACATCATTATCACTATGTAGACCCATTGCGCTCTCTGGCCCGTAAGCTAATATATGACCTTGTGTTCTCCACCATAAGCTTGTCAATATCATTGGAAAGACTGTTGTATAACTTAATCCGCCTTGATAAAAAGATCTTTCGCAGCCCTCAAAAAAATCAATAATTTCTTTACTGGTATTCTCATCTACAAAGTTCATAATATGACTTGAACTTTTATATATATCTTCTATAGTATATCTATGCCCACTTCTATTTATTGCATAGATCGGCTTATTGCTATCGTCGTAAACTATTGTATAGTCTTCTTTTATTGCTTTTTCTTTTAGAGATGCAATATATGGAAGAATAATATCTTGATCCACATTAACAGCGTTCCTAAAAAGAACTATACCAGAACCAAGATGTTCTGGCATTAACATTGCATTCACCTTATATGGCTACTGGATCAGTCCCACACGGACCTTCTGGAAGGTCAGCGTCAGAATTATTTGCAACTGCAACTTGCTCCTTAACCTCTATGGCTTCGTGAGTACTGCTATATTGGGCAACATTTCTACCTTGATAAACTGGATTCCAGCCAAGCTCTACTTTAGTGTTTTCTGGATTGCTAAATAGTGAATATGGCGATTTACAGTATCTTTCATAATCATCATATATATTATTAAGCCAAACACCTGGACACCATTCAAAGCTTCTTTCTGGTTCGCTAATAACTACATTAGCTGGGATGTCATCGCCACCTTGGCCAAAGAAAGATAGATAAGAATATCTTACACCCTTGCCCATTTTCTCAACATCATGAGCAGCAATGTAGTTTGTTGGGAAAAATATAATATCGCCTCTTTGCGGCTTGTATGAAATGCCAAGGTGAATAAAAC